AACTCGCCTTTGTTTAACTTACCGCCAACTAACCCCCATGAGCCAGAAAATCGACTTCCGTTGCGCAACAGAAATAAAAACCTCTTAGTTTTTTTACTAAAGATTAGTGCACCAACATTTTGCTTTATGCTTGCAGAACGATTGTCCATGACCCTGGGGTGTATTTCCCCTCTATCGATTTTGTCCATAGTTTAGCTTCTGGGTCCCATTTAAATTGTAGTCCTGATTTCATGTTAGTAACGTATTTAACGTCTGGTTGCCCAGCAGCGTTAAAAGATACTATCCAATGAGCGCCAGTATATTCAATGATATCATACATTTTAGCAATTAAATTGCTGTTGTCTACACCTTTCCACGCAATCGCTGGATCAACGTTGCTCATTGAGCCAATATCATGCAAAATTAAATATCTTGTGCCAGCTGGTACGTTGAGATATGTGGAATCAACTGGCATTGTAAACGGATCAATAATTGCATTTATTGGAGGCAGCGTGTTTGCTGGTATAGTGTCAACATAAGGAGTAAACAGTAGTGTGTTTGGGTCAGTTGGATGGAAAGATACTGTCCCAACGACAACGCTTCCGTTTGATTGCTCTAGTCTAACTTCAGTTAGTCCGTTTACTAATGAACCCCCGTAATTGTCAATTAGTTCTTGCCATGGATACTCAACACCTGTGATCGTAGTACCATCGTTTGTCTCTATTATATTGCCGCCCTCTTGTACTAATCTTAACGTGTTCCCAAAATATACTAAACTAAAATTGAGTGGTGACAATACCTGCCGCGCCATCAGTGATGAGTTTGCCAAATCTCCAGATAAATCTCCGTTGGCATCAAGCATACTAGATATAATACGTTGAATAACGCCCATTTTCTTAACTTTAACTGGCAAGCTTAACCATATAGGCAATTCAAATGTCATAGTTGCTATGTCAATTTGATTGCTAGATCCAGACGGTATTTGCCTTGACGACCAAACAGTGTTAGTTAAGTAAACTGCACTTAGACTAGTCCAATCAACGTAGTTATCAGTACTTTGAATTTCAAATGCAGGGTTAAACAACGGAGTTATTTGCTCAATTAACTGTAATTTTTGTTCTGTGTTACTTGTCCACATGTCTGCCTTAAGGGTAAGCTTGTATGGCACCGGCATTGGACGTTCAACTGTAAACGCATCACCTTGATCGTGGCCCCAAGTGTCAGTTACATCGTCGTAAGACCGTTCACGCAAATGTAATTTGCTAACGTGGTATGGTTCTTGGACACGCGGTCTATCATAATCAAACCCTGCAATATATACAGCAATGCATGGGACACTTGGTAGAGCGTTTTCTGAATTTCCGCTCAATATTGTGGCTACTTGACGTGACGAGTCACCATAAAACACTGGTACTTGCTGCAACGTGGTAAAACCATTGCGATCTTTGCCAAATTCTACCTGAAAGTGGCTAAAAATGCGTATAAATTGGATGATAAATCGCCGAATTTGCCCGTCGTAAAAAAATTGGTTCACTTGTATTACCTTTTAATAATCTGCTTTTGGTCTTAACGCATGTGACAACGATTGCCGCTCGTTAATAGTATCGCCGTTCTGAAGAACATATTGTTTTGTATTGTTTGCAAAACTGTTTCGTAATGTTTTGTTATCTGGATCGCCAGGTGTTAGATTTGACCGAACGTCATCTTCTATTTTAACCCATCTACTACCGTTAAATCTAAACAACCTGTTTGGTAAGTAATCTAAACGCAAACAATAATCGCCCATGTACGGACTTGTAGGGAAACTTACCCCTGCTATTACATTTAGCCCATTTGGGGCAAGCCCATCGCCGCTTAAATACCCAACTGGATTTTGTTGTTCAGCTGGTGAGTATGTTCCTTGGTCAGCAGTTAGCAAACTTGACGCAATTCTTGTCATGTTGTCTGCTGTATAATTAACTCGTTGGGTATCGCCGTTCTCATCAGTTCCAAATGAGTACAATTTACTAACATCGTACCCGCTCTTACCAACATCGGCGTCAGCTTGAATTAATACTGCCTCGTTTATCGCTATGTATTTGTCGTAAGTGCTTATTACATCTGCTAACGTTCCAGTGTCACCAGGTGTGCCCATTGGCCCAGACGTATCAGTGCCAGTTGAAATTTGATTTAGAATATCTTTGTATTCTTGGCTGTCTACTAGCGGATTTAACTTAACGCGCCATAAATGTGGATACCAAGTTGGACTAAACCCTTCGGTTGCCCACGAACAGTCTTCTGCAACATAAAATCGTTTAAGTGCAGTAGCAGTGTCAAACACATCGCTGTCTTTAAGGTGAAATAGCTCTATAACATCGCCGTTCATTATGCGGCGGCCTAATATTTCCTTCATCTCATTGTGATGAAAGGTCATTATAATAGTGCCAGATTGCAAAAAAATACCAAATTGCGTTAGGTCAAAATCATTATCACTGCGCTGGTAGATACCACGCATCAAATACACGTCAGTGTCATATTTTCGGTCTCTATTCTCAAGGAACAAAATATCTTGGATGTTAAATGGGCTGTCAGTAGCGTAAGTTGGTTTAGTTGCGTCACCTGTTGGGCCTTGATCCATTGGACCTAAATATTTGTGGATACCCACGCCAGTGCCGCCCGCAACATACATTTCTGCGATTACACGGTCAATGAATTTAAAATCAGAGCCCTTGTTTTCCTTCCACATCGATATCCTTGGCATAGTCAACCCCATTTATGTTGTATTTATGCAAAGATTTTAAAGAAGTTTACCTCTATTTTTAAGAAATGTAGTATAATCATTAAATGGAAATAAAGACTTCGTTAGATTTTAATGATGTAGAGTACGAAATACTGCGAACATTAGTGAAAATTAGGAATCCTAGTAATCTAATGGAGGCGGCTAAACTGCTCAAAAACATTAGAGAAATGAATACGAAGTTATCACAATTAGAAGTTGAGGATCGTAGGCTACACGGCAGAAACAGGCACAATGTAGCAGAGCAAGTGTTGCTGATAAACAACGAACTTGAGAATTTACATATATTGTAACAAAGGATGTAGTATGGTAACCGTTGCCGGAATCAAGATTAAAGCTAAAACTAAAAAAGAACCAACTATGAGCCGCCACGGCGCCCTTGGGGAGCCCGTGTGGGATGCTGATAGAGCAGTGTGTTTTGAAGATGCAGAATTTGATCACTATCTTCGTAAAAGTCTTAACTTTTACAACTACAACAATACACAAAAAGATTTGAAAAAGTATGTAGTGGCTTGGTTGAAAGAAAACACTAAATGGACTAAAGAGCAGCATGATGCGTATGCACTGACTACTCCGGAGCAAACACCAATGACATTGTGCAGCCTAGTTAAGGCTACGACAATGGGAATGCCAATGCGAGAAAAGCATAAGGCTAGCTTAATGGCAGAGCTTGAAAAAATTGTTGCTCCTATTGTTGAAGAACAACGTGCTGAACGTGCTAGAATCGCCGCTGCACTCAAAACAACTAAGGGCCCGGTAGTGCATGCTCCTACTATTCAAGAGCGTCTTGCAGAGAAAACGGCAGAGGTAATTGGTGAGCTGGAAGGTCAAGTTGATAACGTATTCCATAATTTGCCAATTGAGTTTAAAATTTACGATTTTCTAACATCTCGTGGCGTAGCACAATCGCAAATTGGTAAAATTCGCGCAGTTTTTCAAAAGCAAATTGACGAAATTACTGAGTTTGTCGCAGGCACTGACAAGCAACTTAACGAGGGATACTCCTTCCTTAAGAAAGCAGACTTGAAACGAATTGGTGACTTTTATGTTAAGCTAATGGCTGATTTGGAAAGTTATACAGCCGTTAAGAAGGCAGTTAAGAAGGCAAAAGTTAAAAAACCAGTTGCTAAAGACAAGTTGGTAGCCAAAGTCAAATACATGAAGGAAGACAAGTCGCTTAAACTTGTTAGTATTAACCCAGTAAACATTGTTGGTGCTAAGGAACTGTGGTGTTTTGATACTAAGACTCGCAAACTAATTCACTACGTTGCTGATCAGTATGCAATGGAATTGACAGTTAAAGGCACGACAATAATTGGATTTGATACTAGTGCAAGTGTGTGTAAAACACTGCGGAAGCCAGATGAGCAGCTCAAAGAGCTAATGAAAGCTGGTAAAGTGGCATTGCGCACATTTATGAAGGATATTAGGGCAGTAGAAGTTAGAGCGTCAGGCCGAATTAATGAGCATCAGTTGCTGCTTAAGGTAGGTTAGCATTTGGGTGGTCTCTAGTATAAATAATAGATACTACGAGACCACTATGCCAACAGTACCAGATTATCCAGAATTACCAACTCTCAGCGATCAAAAGAAAGATGTAATTGATTACATACGGTTACGTCTTGGCGATCAAATGGTTGACGTTGAACTAGACAAAGAACACTATGACATGGCAATTAAGCAAGCACTGCTCCGTTATCGGCAACGTGCTGAACGGGCAGAAGAAGAATCATATTGCTTCCTGGACTTAGTTGCAGACACACAGGAATACATTCTACCACGTGAGATAATGTTCGTTAAAGCAATTCATCGTCGTGGGTTGGGTGGGTTAACAAGTGCAACACAATTTGAGCCATTTAGTTCTGGGTTCCTAAACACCTACATGTTAGTTGCAGGTCGTGTGGGCGGGCTAGTTGGGTACGAATTGTTTGTTGACTATCAAAAGTTAACTATGAAAATGTTTGGTGGGTACATTACGTTTACATTTAACCCAGCGACAAAAAAATTGGTAGTTAATCGCCGCATGCCAAGCGAGCGTGAAACTGTATTGCTGCAAGTGTATAATTACAAGCCAGATCAAGTAATTTTAAACGATAGTCGCGCATTTCCGTGGATTCAAGACTATGCGTATAGTGTTGCAAAGCACAGTTTGGGTGAAGCAAGAGAAAAATTTGCTACTATTGCTGGGCCACAAGGCGGCACTTCGTTAAACGGCGCTGCACTAAAGGCTGAGGCAAAAGAGGAAATGGTTGCTCTTATGGAAGATTTAGGCAAATACGTTGACAGCAGCACACCGTTAACTTGGGTAGTTGGGTAACCAAAATTATTTGGTTTTTATCGTAGCGTGTGCTACAATATGCAATATGCATATTACAAGCGTGAATCAACATACGACAAGCAATTTTGATGTTCACGTTTCTTTTGAACTTAGCGATGATGTGTCAGGATCTGCAGAAACATATTACGAAAATGTTATAGCAGAGATGTCTGAGTGGGCTAGTAAATCTTTCACTGACAGTTTTGTGTTAATTGAGTATGCATCAAAAATCATTGCTGGTGGGGCAATAGACAATGTACTAGCGTGGGAAGAAAAATGGTATGAAGATAATGGATATTCAAGTACACTAAAATATCAAATACGTGGTTCGACACACGACATTACTTTATTTTTATTAAAATACAAAAGCGAGAAAAAATTATGACAATAGTTTCAATAAGTGGTCTTATTGGTAGCGGTAAAGACACTGTGTCAGATTACCTAGTGACAATGCATGGATTTAGACGAGAATCATTTGCTGGTACTCTTAAAGATGCTGTTGCAGCAGTGTTTAGTTGGGATCGTGATATGCTAGAGGGTAAAACTGCAGAAGCAAGAGCAGAACGAGAAAAAGTTGACCATTGGTGGGCAAAAAAATTAAACATGCCACATCTAACACCGCGTTGGGTTTTACAATATTGGGGAACTGATGTATGCAGAGCAGGATTTCATGATGATATTTGGATTGCAAGCCTTGAGCGAAAACTAGAGCAGATGCGGCAATCTGACATTGTCATAAGTGATGTTCGGTTTGTTAACGAGTTGGATATGTTGTCTAATGCTGGGGCAATAACTGTTTGCGTAACCCGTGGGAGCAACCCAGTTTGGTGGGACATTGCACAGCAAGCACAGTATGATGCTAATGCAGTGCAAACAATGAGTTCATTGGGAGTTCATAGATCAGAGTGGGATTGGGTTGGGTGCAACTTTGATGTAGAGTTGAATAATGATGGTACTAAAGATGATTTGTATAATCTAGTAGATACTAAAATTCTTAAAAATCTGGAGATAGCGTAGTGGGTGACGCAACCCATTGTGACTTAGATTTGACTACCTCTATTGCACAATTTGCACACACAGTTTTTAAATTTAACCAATCGTTGTTCTCACTATCACCGTCAACATGAAACACAGATGATTGCTCAAAAAACTTAAATTTAAAATTACATTTTTCACACTTGTCTTTTTTCTTATAGCCAGCCCTGATCCAACCAGCAGGGGCTGGCTTTTTCTTTTTCTTATAACATTGACTTTAATTGCAACCAATTTTACTTTACAACATGGGCATAATTTTTGCTCTAACATACTAATATTTATAGCAAGGCTTTATAAAGCACCCGTCAAGACGCGGTTTTTTCACTTGGATCGATAAATATCTTTAACATGTTATTAAGGAGTATCCTACTATGTTAGTATCCCCAGGTCTAGAGATTACCGTATCCGACGAGTCGCAATATGTATCGACTGCCGTTGGAACAGTACCATTTGTGTTGTTGGCAACAGCACAGGATAAAATTTTTAATGGTTTAGTTGCACCATACACTACAAAAGAGTTTGCAGGCAAACTAGTTGCAGTTACAAGCCAACGTGATTTAATTACAAATTTCGGTTATCCTGATTTTAAACAAAGTGCTTCTGGTACTCCATCCCATGGCAATGAGTTGAACGAATACGGATTGATGGCTGCATACAGTGCGTTAGGTGTAGTAAACCGTATGTTTATTATCAGGGCTGACATTGACCTTGACCAATTAGCTGGAACATCAATACGCCCAATTGGTAACCCTACTGATGGAACACATTGGCTAGATTTAACAAGCTCGGCATGGGGTGTGTATGAATGGAATGCTGTAACACAAACGTTTGTGAACAAAGCTCCGCTAATTATTACGTCAACTACAAATGTTACTAATATTGCTGGAATTTTAACACCAAACTCTAGTGTTGGTAGAATTGGTTCTTACGCAATTGTTGCAAATAGTCCAAATAATTACTTGTTCTATAAACGTTTAGATAACAACTGGGTCCAAGTAGGAAGTACTGATTGGCAAAATTCATTCCCAGCAGTTCAAGGTACTGTATCTAGTCCAACGATTACACCAGGTAGCCAAATGACAATTAACGCCGTTACTGTGTCGTTTATTGGCTCATCGACTGCATTGGCAGTGTCTAGCATTAACAGTGCTAATATCCCAGGTGTTACTGCTGGTACGTCAAATAATAAAGTAGTTTTGTTTGTAACTAACGATGCTAAGAGTGACGGTGTTACTGCTGATGGTTTGCTTAAAATTGTAGACGGACCAGGATCCCCTGCATTTGCAATGGGCATTCAAACTACATTTACTAATTTTTCTGGAGTTGTTGAGCAATATATTACTACTTCTCCAGCATTAGAATTTGGTGGTTATGTACAAATTCCAGACTGGAGAATTACTGATGATACTCCACGTCCAAGCGGTAGCGTTTGGGTTAAGACATCTGTTCTTGGCGCAGGCGCAAATTTAAGTTTCAAAGTATTTAACGAAGCAGATGATGTTTGGACTCCGATTGCTGCCCCTATTTTTAGTGATGAGGCGGAAGCAATTTACCAACTTGATCGGTTTAACGGTGGTTTTAGTATTGAAGCAGGTTCTTTATATGTATTGCGTGATGTACTTAATAACGGCACTGTAACTTATCGTCCGTATTTCCGTGAAACGCAAGGGTCAATGTCTATTTTTGGTAATGTACCAAATTCACCAATGGTATTTGTTACTGGTGATGCATTTAGAATTAAATCATCTTTAACTGGTCAATCATCGTTGCTTGACAATGTTATTACGTTAAGCGGACCATCGTCTGATGATTTTGTTAGTGCATTGTTAGCAGCTAACATTCCAGATATTTCTGCTACTATTGAAGCAACTGGTGCTATTACATTACATCATAGGCAAGGCGGCGTAGTTGAGTTACAAAATGTAGTAGGTACTCCGTTAACTACTGCTGGATTTACATCAGCTACTGTTGGATTACGTTACAAGCCAGGAACTAACATTTTAATTGGTAGCAACTTTGCTCCATTAGTGTATACCTATTCATTCTCTCAACCATATACTGCACCAGAAGATGGTACAATGTGGTATTACAACAGTCCATTAGATGTTGATATCATGATAAATGATACAACTGGATGGAAAGGATACAAAAATGTATCAAGGGATGCACGTGGTTTTAACTTAACACAAACTGACCCTGCTGGTCCAATAATGGCACCAATAGCTCCAATTACTCAAGCAGATACGACTCCGTTGGTTGCAGGTGACTTATGGATTAATACTGGTGATTTAGAAAATTATCCTTTAATTTCACGTTGGACAGGCCACAAATGGCAGCTACTTGATAACACTGATATTATAACACAAAATGGTATTGTGTTTGCTGATGCACGTTGGGATACCAGTGGTACTGTTGACCCAGCTGCTGGTAGAGTGTCTGAAATTGCTGACATGTTAACAAGTAATTATAAAGATTTAGACTGCCCTGACCACAGATTATATCCACGTGGAACTTTATTGTTTAACACACGCCGTTCTGGCTTTAATATTAAACGGTATATGTCTAACTATTTTAATGAGCATTCATATCCAGATCAAGCAATGATTGATCCGGTAACTGGGCATGACAACTTGCCAGTACAACGTGCTACATGGGTTACTTCAAGTGGTTTACAAAATGATGGTAGCCCATACATGGGACACAATTCACAGCGTATTATGGTCGTTAAAGCAATGCGCGGTGCGTTAGATGCTAACGATATCGTACGTGAAGAAAGTTTCCAGTTCAACTTAATTGTTGCTCCTGGGTACCAAGAACTTATTAGTAACATGGTTATGTTAAACAACGACCGTAAGAATACAGCGTTTATTATTGGTGATACACCAATGGATATGCCTGCTAAGATTATGGACTTTACTGCATGGTCTAACAATACCACTGGTAAAGGTTTGTCTACAGCAGACCCATACTTAGGTGTTTACTACCCACACGCTTTAACTAATGACTTGCAAGGTAACACTATTATGATGCCAGCAAGCCATATGATTTTACGTGCCGCTATTAAATCAGACCAAGTTTCATATCCATGGTTTGCATACGCTGGAACACGCCGCGGAACAATTGATAATGCAACTGACATTGGTTACGTTGATCGCCGCCGTGGTAGCTTTGTGCGTAACGGTGTTAACCAAGGATTGCGTGATGCATTGTATCAGTTAAACATTAACCCATTGACGATTCTTCCAGGTGTTGGCTTAGTTAACTTTGGCAATAAGACACGTAATGGTTTTGCTAGCTCAATGGATCGCGTAAACGTTGCACGTTTGATTAACTACATCCGTACAATTCTTGCGCACGTTGGTGATGGATTCTTGTTCGAACCAAATGATGCTATTACACGTAATCAGATTCGCCAAGTAATTTCTGGTGCTATCAATGACTTAATCGCAAAACGTGGTATTTACGACTACTTGGTTATTTGTGATGAGACTAATAATACAAATGATCGTATTGCTCGTAACGAGTTGTATGTTGATATTGCAATTGAGCCAATGAAAGCTGTTGAATTTATCTACATTCCAATTCGCTTGAAGAACCCAGGTGGTATTAAGGCTAGCGGTAAGTAAACAAATAAGAGCGTAGCGATACGCTCTTATTTTACGAGAACATTATTAAGTGCTCATATAATTGTTTATACTAAATAGAGTTTTTTTGCTTTATTTGAACTAAATATTAATAAGCAGCACAACAAGGAGAATTATTGTGTCAATAGCATCATTATTAAAACATTCGGTACCGTTACCGACAAATCAAAGTGCATCTAACCAAGGTTTGCTAATGCCAAAGTTAAAGTTTCGCTTCCGCGTTACTTTTGAAAGCTTTGGAGTTAATACAAACAAGGTAGAGTTAACTAAACAAGTTGTGGATTTTAAACGTCCAAATCCAACGTGGGAACCAATTGAACTTCCAGTGTATAACAGTAAAGTTACTATCCTTGGAAAATATACTTGGGCAGATTCTACTTGCACATTGCGTGATGACGCAGTTGGCAATGTATCAAAATTAGTTGGCGAGCAAATTCAAAAGCAATTTGACTTTATGGAACAAGCTAGTGCAGCTTCTGGTATTGATTATAAGTTTGTTACCCGTTTAGAAATATTAGACGGTGGCAATGGTAAATTTGAACCAGCAGTGCTAGAAACATGGGAAATGTATGGTTGCATGTTAACCGGAGTTGACTATGGTGATATGAACTATGGTACAAATGAAGCAGCAACAATTGCGTTAACAATAAAATACGATAACGCATTGCAGAAATCAGACGGATCTGGAGTTGGCGCAGATATTGGTCGTACACAAGGTGTACAATCAACTGGTGTTAGTGCATAACAAAAACTTACACACATTAAGAAAAGGAACCATAACGGTTCCTTTTCGTCATTATGTAGTTAGTTAATTTTTTGATATAAATACTATATGGCAACAAATTCGCAGATTTACAATGAAGCTATGCCCCCGGCATACGCAACAGATCCACAAGACACTGGTTTTGGTGGAGAAACTTTCAATGCCGCTAAAGATTCACAGATTTACAATGAAGCTATGCCCCCAGCATACGAAACAGATCCACAAGACACTGGGTTTGCTTCTGAAACTTTTAATGCTGCTAAAGATTCACAAATTTACAACGAGTCTCTACCACCTGCGTATGCAGTAGACCCGCAGGATACTAACTACGGAGCAGATTCATTTAGTCCGTCTAAAGATTCTCAAGCATATAATTATGATCAAGGTGCAGATACGCCGTCAGAGTTTAATGCTGCTAAAGATTCTCAGCTTTACAATTTATCAGAAGAATCAGCGTCGAATAGTTCGTATACTGTAAGGCGTGGATCTAGCTCATCAAGTGCTCAGCCAGGTGTGTTACGTGACTATCAACATGCTGAACAATTATTTGTTGGGGACATGGGTAGAGGACAAGGAACGTATGCTTATGCACCGAAGTTTGCGTTTATGTTTCATTTGTTTTTTGATTTCCTTGGAGGTACAGGAGATCAAACAATAGGTATGCTTGCTAAACAATGTTCGCTTCCTAAACTAACGTTTGATACTAAAACAATGAATAACTATAACAGGCCGTATATTATTCAAACAAAAGTTAGGTACGATCCAATAAATATAACCTTTCATGATGATAATTCAGATGCAGTACGAAAATTTTTGTATGATTACTATTCGTATTACTATGCTGACCCAAGCGGATTAGATTGGGGATACCGTGGAAACACTAAAGATGGATTTTTGTCTAGTATTAGAATTTACAGTTTAACTAAGGGAAAATTCAGTGAGTATACACTAATTAATCCAATTATTAAAAATTACGCAAATGGTGATCATAATTCATATGAATCAGCTGGCATTATGCAACACCAAATGACTGTTGAATATGAAGGTATATTACTTAAAGGCGGCACAACCTCACAATCTACAGTTAAGGGATTTGCTAACCTGCATTACGATCGTACTACGTCTCCACATGGTATGCCAGCTCCATATCCTGGCGGTGATAATACTGGCAGCGGTAGTGGGCAAAACGATTATGTTATGTACCGCCCAGGATTATACGACAAGATAGTAAATTCAATATATGACAATCCAGCAGGTAAGGCAGCGGCAGAGGCAGTTAACTTGTTATCTATTTTGCAACGTGGAATTAGATCTGCTACACAAGTGATTGACTCAGCTGGCAATGCAGTAGATGCTTTTTCAAATGGCGACGTTGCTGGCGGATTATTCAGCACTGCTGATGCAATTGCTTCTGCAGGTAGACTTGCAGCAAGTGCAGAATCTGGTTTGTCTAAGTTAGGGTCTACAAATATTGGTCAAACTTTAACGTCCTCGACTAATGCGTTTGCACCTGTTAGTATACCTAGTGTTGGCTCGTTTATGGCTAGCGTCGGAAGTACAGCTAACTCTATAACTGGTCCATCTGAAAATGGTATAAATGTGCTTCCATTGACTGGAATAAGCCCAGCAATGCCAGTTGGCGGGCTAGGAAGATTATCAGAAGAAGTGATGTCTTATGCTACGTCATCTGATTCTTCAGATACATTAATGTATAACAATGTATCAAACATTCAACAATCTATGCCTGATGACATGATAACAAATACTAACGCAGTGCAAGTAGATTCAGTTGATGCTACTAGAACAATTGGAACATCCTACGCATAATTATTATGACACAAATAAACAATTTAGACTCTATCAAACGTGATATAACGACTGCTTATTTTAATAACTTGTCGAATTTAAAATACGATGTGCCGCAAGATTTAAATGATACTATTGTTGGGTACTTTGAAAAAATTACAATGACTAAAGATAGTGCAAGAGCGTTAGCGGGCGCACTTATACATACAGCTAACGCACAAAATATAGACCCTATGATAATTTTACATAAATTTATGACAATGCAAGGCACTGAGTTAACTGCCTACCTTGCAATGTTTTTGAATCTTAACCGCATTAATACAAGTATGCTTGGGGTTAGCAATGCACCAATGGCAAACAAATACATAGCACGAACTATAATTTCATAATATGACAACTAAATTTTCACAGGGGATTTTTAAACCCAAAAACCCAGAAAAGTATGTGGGTAACAGATCTCCTCGATATAGAAGCTCATGGGAATTAGCATTCTTTACATTCTGTGACAATCATCCAAGTGTAATGCAATGGGCAAGTGAAGCAGTAAGAATACCATACCGTAACCCGTTAACTGGAAAGAATACAACGTATGTGCCTGATGTGTTTGTAGTTTACAAAGATGCAAAAGGTCAAAACCACGCTGAACTAATTGAGATTAAGCCATCAAAAGAAGTAAATATGGATGGTGCTAAAAGCTTACGTGATCGAGCCGCAGTTGCAGTTAACATGGCAAAATGGATGCAAGCTAGGGCTTGGTGCGGTAGAAATCATATTCAGTTTCGTGTAGTGACTGAAAAAGATTTGTTTGCTGGCGGCGGCCGCAAATAACATAGGAGAATTATTATTACTCGCAAATTAGAAGAACTCTTTGGCTTGCCACCTGCAGATGTACTTGGGCAACCAACGTCAGTTGATGACGAGGAAGCTATTGCTCAAGAACAAGCGGACATTGAAGAAACCAAAAGCAAGTTGGCTGAAGTTGATGCAGCAATTGATAAAATTGATGAAGCGTTACCAACTGTTCGCGACTTAGATGCTAGCGATAAGGAAATGGATGAGTTGGCTGATTTAGCAAAAAACACGTTTACAGACTTAATAGATTTAAGTATGAACGTAGAGCCAAGGTTTAGCGGTCCTATATTACAATCCGCATCTATGTTGTTGGGCCACGCCATTACAGCAAGAATGGCCAAGATGGATAAAAAATTAAAAATGGTTGACTTACAGCTTAAAAAAGCACGATTGGACCAACAAGCAGAAAAAAATAATGCTGGACAATCAACAGCAATTGAGGGGAAGGGTATGGTAGTCAAAAAACTGATAAATAACACTAAGACCTAGGATTATTACTATGATTAAACAGTTTACGCAGTATTTACTTGAAAGCGAAGAAAAAACTTACGATTTTAAGATTAAACTTGCAGACTTAGAAACAACAAATGAAGTGCTTGACCAAATTGAGCATGCACTTAATGCGTTTGAGGTATCAACAATTAGCAAACCTAAGCGATTGCCTATTTGCAACAAATCGCCTGAGTTTCCTAGAAATACCCATGTAACGATGCACAGGTGTTGCAGGCATTGCTAACACACGGTAGATTGCCAGCAGGTAGAGTGAAAGTGGTTCCTAAAAATCAACCAGATGAAGAACTTGATTTGGATGACGAGAATCAAGATGAAACAAAAAAGAAAGATGCAGTGTTAACTAAGGATTTGGAGACTGTTACAGGTGGTCAAGTCCAAGTAGGCCAGAAGCGTCTTGACAGTATGTTGAAGGAACTTGAGACAGAACGCAAATCGTCTGATCGTGTAACTAAGTTTGAAAAAACTGAAAAAGTAGATACTAAGTCTACTAACGATCTTCCGCAAAATAATAAAAGCCCAGTGGCTAAGAAAGGTGTAAAATAATATGAAAGACATTTTAGCAAAATTAGCCGCGTTAGAAGGCCCAGCAAAAACAACTCTTACTGAAAATTCAGTTCAGGAAGCTGCCAAGTGGCGTCAAGGGTATTCTGCCTCGGGGCATCCGCCAGGATTTAAGCATAAAAATGGTGAAGTTGGCCCAGTGGGTGGAACATATACTAATGAACCATCTGGATATGACGGCGAGACTAAAAAAGTCCCAGTGGACAAATATCGTAGTCAAGAAGATCAATTGAATGGACGCGATTTAACTAAGTTGTCAACTGGTGGGAAACCATTGCAGCCTAAGAACGCGCAGAAAAATCTAAAAGCTGCCATTATACAATCTAAGGGTAAGCACGGCCCAGTTGGTAATTTGCCAGAGAGCGAAGAAAATAATAGACCAGCATTTGGGAAACGTGATTGGGAAGCAGAAGCAGAAGATAAACCACATGACAAATTCTTAGCATATAAAGCTAAGGGTGGCAAGTTGTCTCGGTCCCAGTGGGAAGAAGATCGTGCTAACGGTGCAGAAGAAGTTAACGAAATGTGGGGTGATTCAGATCATGCACCTGACAAAATGAGCAAAAGTGCTGAAGCAAAACATGTTGCAAAGTTAAAAGCAAGAAACATGCAAAAAAAGAAATCTGCCCCAACTAATAAAGATAATACAAATAAAAATCTTGATGAGGCTCCTAGTTTAGCTGCCATGGGCCATGCAGCAGAACGTGATTTTGCTGGATCAAATGAACGTCAACCAATACAACAATCTCCTGCGTCTCCACAATCACGTAAATGTTATATTGTGCAAAAAGGAACAAACAAAAAAATTGGGCAAGGTTACCCAGATTTTCGTGCTGCTACTATGGCAAGAGCAAAAATGCCAAATCCTGATCAATACTCGTTAGTTAAAGAAGACGGAACTCGAATTTCTGAAAAACAATTAACTGAATTGAGCAAACATACATTGGGTAGCTATGCCAAGAAATCAAATGCTGCCCGCAGCAATGCTAGTATGGATGATGGCAAAGCAGATCGTCGTGGCACTGGTGTTATGAAGTCGTTGGATAAATTAGCTGGCAAGAAAGCTGGTACACTTAAAGGTAAAGCAGTTACCGCACGGTGGGATGCAGCACAAAAATCACCTAACGCCGCTGTTAGTAAAGCAAAATTTGACAAGAGTGTTGACAAAGCAGTTGGAGAAAGTAGAGTGCAGCGCCGTCGCTCGTTTGCTATTATTGTCGAGGGTGTAAAATTTAACGTAAGTGATTCTGGACTTGCAAAAGTATTAAAGCGTTTCCCGCATGAAGTAGCAACTTTTAAAGACGGCGGAGATATGGGCGATCATCTATATGACGCTCTCTACGATCATTACTGTAACAATGGTGAAATGCCATACGGAACTATGAAGGCTCGTGATGGCGATCCATACGAATGGGTATCACAAAAATTAGACCAAGAATTGTCATACGACACTGGTTTGTCTGAAGGAACAGATAATGTAAACCCAGAATTGCAGTCTATATTAGACAAATATCCTCATGAAGCAAAACAGTTCACTGAGTTTGGTGAGATGGATGATGGCCCAATGTATGAGGAATTTTACGATCACTATTTAAATGCTGGTGAAATGCCGTATGGTATTGCTAAAGCCCGCACTGGTGATCCAGTTCAATGGGTGGCTGAACAATTAGAGAAAGACTTGGGGTTGTCAGATAACAGTGCGCCCGAATTTGACTCAGCAAGGGAATTATCTAGCCATGAACGGTTTACCCCAGAGGGGGTGGCTGGTGACATTATGCCAGAAGCAAGTAATTTTGATGGCGATTACAGCGATGAAGCGTTGGGAATTGGTGCAGATGACTCAGACAGTGACGAAGATTATACAGATTATTCAATGAGACAAGGTGAGATGGGTAATCCAGATCGTATGCAGTCATTGAATGATGAAAGCGTTGATCCAGACATGGACCCAAGCGATGACTTGTTAACTGAAACTGATCCTGCAGAAATTACTAGCACGTTAACTGAGTTAGGACTAGATGAAGGATTAGACTTTTTCTTTGATGGTGGAGATCTAGTAGCAATTGGAAGATCAACAGCCCGTGTAATAATGAATGCGTTAACAGCGAGCGGCACTGCCTCTTCAATTAGTAATATAGATGGTGAAGAAGTGCACATTAAACTTGGCAACTCCCCTGACCTTGAGGAAGCATCGTTGGGTGATGACTTTATGTCAATGATTAACGGTATGAAAAACAAAGACGGATCACAAAGGTTCCCAGGTGCACGAATTGTAACTCAAGATCAAAAGCGTCAAGAAAGAGCAGAGTTAGATGCTAAACGTGCTGCTGATGCTGCCGCTCGTCCGCCTTCTACAGGACCAGGTCCAGACTTGTATGGTAAAGATGGATGGAACAGTCAAGAGCAAGGTTATGGTTATGGACGCTATATGGGGGATAGTAAAATTAACACTAAGGCGCCTCTTAATGAAAATGTAAACATGAACATTACTGCTAGTGGTGAAGAAGATGTTCTTGGTATTATTCGCAAGCTAAGTGGATTAAGCGGAAATGCAGAGCCTGAAGCCCATAGCATTGAAGCAGAAGTAATTGCTGAGCCACAGCAAATGTCAATTCGTGACATGATGAGTATGTTGCATCAAGATGGACAAGATATAGTAGACCCAACAGGTGGCGAAATTGGCGCTGGTCCAGAATCAGTTGAAGTTGAAGTTGAGGAAGATGAGTATGCTAACGCTCCAGATCCATCAGTGCACACAAGTACTACTGATATGATTAACCAAGGCAATGATCTAAATCGTCCGAAAAAGCAATTTACTAGGGCTCAACCAGGAGACAATCCAATGGCAGCACAAACGCCAATGCAAGAAACTAGAGAATTGCTAAAACAGTATGCATCTATATTAAAAGATTTGAGGACAAAATGAAATCATTAAAACACTTTTTACCAGAATCGTTTCTTAGGGAATTTGAAGAAGAGCCACACGATTCTATTAGTCCAGTCAATGGTGAGCAAGGAAGCGAGCAGCCAGATCCTAAAAAAATTGGGATTGATGAAAATGCTGAGACATTAAACATCGGCGATCCGGTTATTATTGTTGGGAAGGGTATTGAATTTGAGGGCAAAACTGGGGATATATACGACTTTGGTCAAGACAAACGGTTTGTAATAGTAAATTTATACAATCACGGAAAGCATAGTTTTCATTCTTCCGATGTTGAATACAACGACTATGATGGCGACGAAGAAAATAGCGAGTTTAACGATGATACTGCAGAAGATGATCGTGAACTTGCTAACTTGCGTAGACTTAGCGGATACTAAAATGACTGACCCTATACCTAATAATCCGTATCCGGTGTATCCGGAAGATGATGGGTATGATAAACCAATTAACCCATATTCACCTGTATGAGAGCTACTGAATTTATTACCGAATCAGCAGAGAGCAAAATGCATGACTGGCATCAGCGTTGCATCGGTGGGATGCGAGCTATGCCAGACACTAACCAATTTTATGATCTATATCGATTTGGAATGGCAATGGCAAGTGCTGGTAGAGATAATTCAATAATTGGGGACGCTTATGGGCTAACTGGTGACAATCCTACCACTCTAAGCTATACAGACGGCGATGAAAAAATTGTAGATGCTGCACTAAAGAAATTGGGTAAAACATCTAAGCGTATTACTACACGAAAAAGCGAAGAGCCAACAGATACAAATCACACAAGCCCAATGCAAGCACAAGGTCCAGTAAGGAGAAAGAAATGACTAACTATAGAATAACAACAGCGGACTTCATGACTCCTGGAGACACGGGCGATGCAGATGCGATCATTGATCAATTTGATTTAGCACAGATTAAAAAAATGGCTGGTATATCTGGCTTAATGCAATCTGCAATTACTAATGGGCCTACTCCTAAGGCAATACCATCGCCATTACGTGAAGTAAAGTTTGAATCATCTAAGAAGATGGTGATTTAATGGGGTTAGAAAATGTTCTCATTAAATCCGCGAACAAACCTGAATTTTTCTCAGAGGAACATTTAGCGGCATTTATGAAATGTGCAGACCCTAACACTGGGTATGCATATTTTATGGAGAACTTTTTCTTTATACAGCATCCCACTAAGGGAAAATTGTTATACCAACCGTTCCAGTACCAGAAGGAACTTGCGTATTCGTACCACAACTATCGGTTTAGTATTAATTTACTGTCGCGGCAACTTGGCAAAACGACAACGGCCGCAGGATATTTGCTTTGGCGAGCAATGTTTATGCCAGACAGTACAATTTTAGTTGCTGCACACAAATACACAGGTTCTCAAGAAATTATGCAGCGTATTCGTTATGCATATGAGTCAGTACCAAATCACATTAGGGCTGGGGTAGTTAGCTACAACAAAGGTAGCATTGATTTTGAAAACGGTTCGCGGATTATATCTGCAACAACAACTGAAAACACTGGACGGGGTTTATCTATCTCGTTACTGTATTGTGATGAGTTTGCGTTCGTTAGAAATACTATAGCAAAAGAGTTTTGGACTTCCATCTCACCAACTTTAGCAACTGGTGGTAAAGCAATTATTACGTCAACTCCAAATTCAGATGAAGATCAGTTCTGGGAATTATGGTTGGGTGCAAACAAAACTATAGACGAATTTGGCAACCAAACACCGTTGGGCGCAAACGGTTTTAAAGCATACAAAGCGTTGTGGACACAGCATCCTGATCGTGATGAGCAATGGGCTAAGGACGAATTAGGAAGAATTGGCCAAGAGCGTTTTAATCGTGAACATCAATGCGAACCTATCGTGTTTGAAGAGACGTTGATTAGTGCAATGCATTTGGCGCAAATGGAAGGCATTGATCCTATAGAGAAGCAAGGGCAAGTTCGGTGGTTTAAAAAGCCAAAGAAAGGAAACACCTATCTAATTGGATTAGACCCAAGTCTTGGTACTGGTGGAGACTTTGCAGCAATGCAAATATTTGAATTGCCTACATTTGAACAAGTAGGTGAGTGGCAACATAATAAGACACCAATCCAAGCGCAAATCCGTATTATGCGTGAAATTATAAGTTACTTATATGATATTGTAGGAACAGAGAACAATATTTACTACAGCGTTGAAAACAATGGGTTAGGCGAAGCCGCGTTAATTGCTATATCTGAAATTGGAGAAGAGAACATCCGTGGAATCTTCTTATCAGAATCGAAACGACCGGGCGTTATGCGTGGACGCAAAGGTTTTACGACAACTAACACATCTAAAATAACAGTTTGTGCAAAATTTAAACAACTAGTAGAAAACAAAAAACTAAAAATACATAGCAAAAATTTAATTAGTGAGTTAAAAACATTTGTTGCAGTTGGTAACACGTTTAATGCTAGAGTGGGTGATACGGATGATTTAGTGTCAGCTGCATTGTTGGTTACTCGGATGATGCAAGGAATGCAAAACTATGATGCGGACATCGACACTCATATGCGTGACTTAGAAGAATTTGTAGCTCCGCTGCCGTTTATGATGGCATAAATATAACATACCTTGGATTACATTAAATGCTTGACACTAACACTATTGCAGAATCATTATTTGAAAAGATTCGTGCCCAATTTGAAAAAGTAAACGTTGGGGACAAAAAAGCAAAGGCTACTACTGTGCCATCTGAGGCACGATTCTTTAATTTTGATTTTACTGATTCCAATGGTGAAAATTTTGGTAATGTAACTATTAGTTTAATTGATGAGCACAGCTTAAAGATTTATTTTGGTAAAAACGTAAGCGCAAACTTAGACGAACAGCAAAAAACAGAATGGTATGACTTTTTGCGAGATATGCGATTATTTGCAAAGAGAAATTTACTCAGCTTTGATACTAGAGATATTAGCAGAAGCAATTTAAACATTAAAGATTTAAAACAATTAGCAGCATCCGAAAAACCAGCAACTACTCATGACACCAATGTCGCAGAAAGCAAACTATATGGAACAACAAAAACAAGTTACGAACCAATTGCGCATGGGACAAAATTAATAATTCGTCATAATGGAGCAGTTGATGAAACGATACACGGGGCACGGAGCCGTAAAATTCAATCAGTGTATGTTGAAGATTCAGAAGGACAACGATTTAAAACGCCATTTACCCATTTAGGCGGTGCAAGAGCATTGGGCCAGCATGTTGCTAACGGTGGTCAATTCAATGATGAGTTTGGGACTCATTTAACTGAATTAGTGCAAGAAATGGGTAAGATTAAAAAATTTATTCAAGGGTCACGTAATAAGACATTTGAAGATGGGGAAGCAACGGATATGGTTTCTGCTGCTAAAGAAAGATACAGGACTATACATCATATTTTACATAGGCTAAAGGGCCCACGTGGGTATAAGATGTATAAAGAGGAATATATGCCTGAGGCAATGGAAGTGAATGCAGTAGATTTGCCATCACTCCGCAAGAAATTTACACAAAGCAAGTTTGACGACAGGTTAGAAGATGCTTTGCCACACGTTTACAAAGCGTACAATGCAATGAAACCAAAATTAAATAACGAAACAACATCTCAAATAAATGCATTTGAAAGCTGGGCTGACGAAATTTCTGAAGGCACTTGGGCAGTGCCAGAAGAAGATTTGGAAGTTCAAAAGTTACAAGAATTAATGAGCCAGCCATTGCTTGCAGGTGTTGATGGCAATGATGCTTCAGCTGCTTTGTATGATATTTTAGGTGACGACCGGTTATTTGATAGTATATACGATGCGTCAGTTGGTAGTCCGGACATGGATGTTCGCCCAATTGTTTACGACTGGTTAGAGAAAAATATGCCAAGTGTATCAGCAAAAATTGATGTATCGTTGCAACAAGGTACGCAAGAGCAACCAGAACCGCAACCAGAACAATCGGCACAACCACCAGACCAAGGGGAAGAGCAAGCACCAGAACCTAAGGATCAAGCACCACCAGAAGATCCTACCCAAAAGCAACGGCCAACTGAGTCAGTAAACCAAAAAATAGATATGTTGATTGATATACGCAGATTAGCAGGATTAAAATAAAAATATTATGAAAAATTACAACATTAACCAAACACCATCTGAATTTTTTCGCAAGTATTCAGATATGATTGCTGAAGCAGAGGTAGCTCCACCGCAGCAACCCACTGGCAATCCTGCTGTTGATAAAATTCTGCAAACTCCAGAAGCTTGGACTATGAAGCAGCAAGGGTACACTGACGCAGATATAGTAAAAACTATTATGGCTAAGCAAAATGCTAACGCAAAGTTAAATGATACACCTGCGACAACTCCTGGGTTTTATGGCACAAAAGAATACTATGACCGGCAGCATGAAATGGCAATGCTTAAACAACAGCAAACTACGCAGCCACAAAATGTAACTGCTAGAGTGCCTACGACGCCTGTCTCAGCCGCAGGATTACGCAAATAATTATAAATAGATAATAAGGAATATTATTATGTCATCATCAGATTTTTTTAGAAATTTTCAACCGTTGTTTGAAGCTAAAGACCCATTGGCAGCATGGAGTAAGCAAAGCAAGCAAGATGGCAAAAACGCAACCGCGTCGTTAAAGAAAAAAATTGATGATGAATATGGTAGCGATAAGAAAACAGATCCTAAGACAGCAAAAACTGACGATGGAAAAGAAGTTTACGAGTCAACATCACTTTCTGCATTGATGCGCAAGTATTCAGATTTTATTGCAGAAGCTGAATTAGCACCGCCACCAAAAGAAGTAAAGATTCCGAAAGATTTGTCTAAGCAAGGCTACGGAAAACAAAGTAAATAACAACCCTCGGGATGGGAAGGGGAAATGAGCACTTCGGTGCTCTTTCTTTTGGCTAAATTAAATGATGAAAACAGCGTGAAAACATGGTCGTTTGTGTCGCAAAAGACTAAATACTTTTGTTACAATGAATGTATGATGCATACATTGTATCTAGGTAAAATTCTAAGACCATCTTAATTTATAAAGGAAATACATCATGGCTATGACTCTCGCTCAAATCAGAGCAAAACTCCAACAAACAGAATCTAAAGGCACCGGTAACTCTGGCGCAGCATTTGGCGACGGTGCTACTTACGCACACTGGAACATCAGTGAAGGCGATATTGCACGGTTGCGTTTTCTTCCAGATGCAGACCCAACTAATAACTACTTTTGGGTAGAAAAGGCAATGATTAAATTGCCGTTTGCCGGTATTAAAGGCCAGGCAGATAGCAAGCCAGTTATTGTGCAAGTGCCTTGCATTGAAATGTGGCCAGACATGGGTATGTGCCCAATCTTGTCAGAAGTGCGTCCGTGGTTCAAAGACAAGTCTCTTGAAGATATGGGCCGTAAATATTGGAAAAAGAAATCGTATTTGTTCCAAGGTTTTGTCCGTGAAAATCCGTTGAAAGACGACAAGACACCTGCAAACCCAATCCGTCGTTTCATGATTAGCCCGCAAATTTTTGCGTTGGTTAAGGCTGCATTGATGGATCCAGAATTGGAAAACATGCCAACAGACTATGAAAATGGTCTTGACTTTAGCGTTGTTAAAACCAGCAAAGGTGGATATGCAGATTACAGCACTAGCAAATGGGCTCGTAAAGAGTCGTCGTTAACAGTTGACGAAGTTGACGCAATTGAAAAGAACGGGTTATTTAACTTGTCTGAATTTTTGCCAAAGCGTCCAACTAAGGAAGAATTGGTAATTATGCAAGAGATGTTTGAAGCATCTGTTGACGGCCAATCGTATGATCCAGAAAAATGGGCAAAGTATTTCAAGCCAGCTGGATTCCAGTCAACTGAAGACAAAAGTGCTGCAACTGAAGATGCAGCGCCTGCCCCAGTTGCCAAAGTGACTCCTAAGCCAGTTGCTGCTGCCCCAGTTGAGGATAAGAACGCAGACTTTGACGCAGATGACGATGTTCCAGCAGCCGCGGAACCAATCAAGGCTCCAGCAGCCGCAGGATCACGTGCTGAGGACATTCTTGCAATGATCCGCAATCGCCAAAAGACATCAGCTTAATTAACAAAAATGCTAGGTAGAAATACCTAGCATTAACATAAGATAAGGATAGGTATGGCTAAAATTAGTAAAATCAATGAGAATTTCACTCTTATTTTTAATAGTCGTGAAGATTCTACAAACGATTCAGTAATGGATATTGAAGTTAAATTTGATAATCCTAGAGATGATTCAGTTATAATTCATCGTCTTAACACATGGTTGGTCGCAATTGGCAAAAGTAGCATTGTTGTATCACCTGTATCACTACCAAAAGGATAACTATGGCAAAAGCATTTGACATTTCAAAATTTCGTAAAACAATTTCAAAGTCAATTGAGGGGTTGGGCATTGGGTTTAACGATCCTACGGACTGGGTTAGCACTGGCAATTATGCACTTAACTATTTGATTAGTAGTGACTTTAAAAAAGGAATTCCCCTTGGCAAGGTAACAGTGTTTGCAGGTGAATCTGGTGCAGGTAAATCATATATTTGCTCTGGCAACATTGCAAAATATGCTCAAGACCAAGGTATGTTCCCGATTCTAATTGATACTGAAAACGCCCTTGATGAAAAATGGCTACACGACTTGGGAGTAAATACTAGCCCCGACAAGTTACTTAAACTTAGTATCTGCATGATTGATGATGTAGCAAAAACTATTTCTGAATTTATGAAAGAATACAAGGCAATGCCTGATGGTGAGCGGCCTAAGGTTTTGTTCATTGTTGATAGCTTAGGTATGCTACTTACTCCAACTGATGTTGATCAGTTTGAAGCTGGCAATATGAAGGGAGATATGGGTCGTAAACCAAAAGCACTTACATCGTTAGTTCGCAATTGTGTAAACATGTTTGGTAGTTATAATGTTGGTATGGTATGTACTAACCACACTTACGCTAGCCAAGATATGTTTGATCCAGATGACAAGATTTCTGGTGGCCAAGGTTTCATCTACGCAAGTTCTATTGTAGTAGCAATGCGCAAGTTGAAACTGAAAACAGATGCTGATGGCAACAAGACTACAACAGTTAACGGTATTCGTGCAGCATGCAAGATTATGAAAACACGCTATGCCAAACCGTTTGAGTCTGTGCAAGTTGAAATCCCATACGAAACTGGGATGAGCCCGTACTCTGGTCTTACTGACTTGTTTGAGGAACGTAAGTTGCTCACTAAAGAAGGTAATAGCTTAGTGTACACAAAAGCTGATGGAACAGTTATTAAACAATTCCGTAAGGGTTGGGAGCGTAACGATAACGGATCGTTGGATGCTGTCATGGAAGCAGTTATGACTACTCCAGCATTGATTTCTGCAGATGCTATTGAACCTGAGCCTGTCACTGAAGCTGTATAAATACTGCACTTACAAGGAGTACAACATATGATAGATGTTGAAGTTTTAGGTGAGGCGTATACAAGTTTAAAACAGTATATTCCTGCTAAAGATAGGCAAGAAGCAGCAGACAATTTAATGAGTATCTTAGTTGACGCATTAACTGACGAAGAACTAAAGGTGTTCGGGGCATTAGATTCAAAATTATCCAAAGCATTGAAAGAGTATGCTATAGATGACGAAGATGATTATAACGACGAAGATGAGTAAGTAATATGACTTGGTACGCAAAAGTAGTTTCAAATGTTGACTCGCTTCCAGAGTTTATTAGTTATTTTGAATCTGAACTTGTGAATGCTAAGAGAGATGTGATTATATCTGGCAATGTAGAGAAAAACATAACTTCATTGCCAGGTATCACTGAACATAGATTTAACCAATTGCAAGAAATTGAAGCAGTACTTCGATATCTTGAAATTCAATTAAAGAAAGTGCGGCGTAAGCACTTTCAAAAATACATGGAAGCATACCAACGTGTACTTACGTCACGTGATGCTGAAAAATACACAGATGGCGAATCTGAGGTTGTTGACTCAGAAGCAATTATAAATGAAGTTGCGCTAATACGAAATAAATGGATGGGTGTGTTAAAGGGCATAGAGTCAAAGAATTTTATGCTTGGTCATGTAGTTCGTTTAAGATCAGCAGGGATGGAAGACGTGTCGTTGTAATAAATACTACATGCGCGACATACTTAACAAACTATACTTATTAGAGGCCACAATACCTCAATGGACCAGTAAAGGTACTATGCCTAAAACAGAATTACCTCATGGTACTGTACTACAGGTAAAAACACCGAAAACAAATGATTTTGAGAATGATGAGTTTCATCAGTACATAGCACATGCAGATGGAAACTGGTACCAGTTAGACAAATTTGATAAAGCTATTGGTAGCATTGTTAAAGGTGCAAAAGTTCTAACTGAAGATGATATAGTAAACGCAAATAATGCGGGCAATGTTAGTTTAACTCACATGGGTACGGTTGGAAAAGAAATATTATCCCCTCTAGATTTAGAGGCTGCGCCAGTAGGGGCTAAAGTATCAATTAAAAATGACCATTCTGGTAATGATAGCCACATTCGCACAAAAAACTCTGAAGGTATGTGGCACTCTGATGACCCTAATAGAGGGGATTTTCATTCTTCAAGATTAAATCATGCCATAAAAAACGGCATGTTAAGCATTTATGGATAGGTCATATCACAGGATGGCAGACGTGTCGTTGTAATAAATACATGTTTACATGGATAAACAATGGATCCGCAATTTATTAGAAATTATCTAACACGACTTGATTTGATTAACGAGCAACTATTAACTGAGGTGTCTCGTGGGTTACTATACCGTTCGCCAGGTGACAGGTTCATACAAGGCGACCCAAAAAATCCAACTGCGACGATAACCTTTGTTGGAGTTGAATATTTCCCGTCAAATCCTGGCGAATATGAAGATGAAGAGTCTTTAAATGTTGCATTAGCAAAAGTTAAGATAGAATATCCAGGAATTATGTTTAGTAATTCACAGATGTCATCTACTCGTGCATTTGCTATTATAACTCTTAATGGTCCAGGTCCAGGACAACAAACTTATGCATGTCGGTTTTTTAAGAAAATATCTGTCGACATGACAGCGGCATGGAAAAATAACGATATACCAGGTGGCTGGCAATTAGCAAAGGCAAATGCGTTAAAGTCAAGTTATGGTCTAAAACCAGCCGATCTCTTTCCGGCGAACGTTACTTTCCCTAATTCATTGGCTGTTGTGTCAGCTTTGGATAAGTTGCCCAAAATAAAAGAGTTAATGCCAGGTATGCAAATGCTGCTAGGTAATAAATTGCCAATATTTCCTGGACAAAAAGACATGCTAGGCGCAATACAGGATGATCTGGGTGAAATTATTGCTCCAATTGCGCTATCTCAAGGCTTAATCACAGATTCTGGAGCAGAAGCAGCAAAGCGAGATTTGCTGAACGGTGCAGGGTGGGAAGGATGCAAAATTAGTTTCCCAACTGCAAAAAATAATGGGTTAGTAGATAGTTATGTTTACGTTGGTGATGTTGAAATAGGCATTAGCAGCAAAGGTAAGCATGGAGCAAAAGCAAGTATTAAAAATGTTCAAGATGGCATTAATTTAGCAAGAGAAGATTCAACTCCTCAGCATAAAACAGCATTGGCAAAATACGCAAAACAAATTGCAGCGGTAGAGAGAATTGGGTCTGAAACATCAAAGCAATTCCCAATTACATATGGAATTGAGTTAGGGTTAATTACTTCAGCAGCTGGTGACAAAATAAATGAGTTAATTGCGGCTGGAGCAAAATCTCTAAACCAAGTTACAATGTCTGCAGCAATACGTGAAGAAATTGAAGAATTGATAGACAGAACTAATGCGTCTACAGCAAGTTTAAATTATTGCGTGGGGTATCATGCGTTAATGGTTGTAGCACGTGATGTTGCAGCAGTAATAAATGCTGATCCAAAATTTGGTGAGGCGTGTTTGTATTTTGTGAATATTAATCCTATTATTCAAATTTACTTAACTGCGGCGGCAGCAGGACCAGATGTTAAGGTAACTAAACTTACGTCGCTGTACCCTCCAAATTTTCAAGGAACAATTCTATTAGATGCTGGTAAAGGGTACTACTCAAGCGGCGTTGGTGGTAAAATGGCATTTTCTTATGAACCAGATAAGAACGCAGCATCAAACGTAGCAAACCAAGAAATAAAAGCAGCAAAAATTAACGCTCAAACTACTGCTAAAATTAAAAAAGTATTAGAACCACATTTAAATTTGCGACCACTTGGGTCAGAAGACGTAGGTACACATTCAGACAGTCCAAGATTGAAAAAACCATCAGCACCGAGAGCACGTCGATAATGGCTGATAATTTTGCAAACAAGTTAGATAGCCACGATCACTCTCTCCGAGTACTTGAAATTATCGCTGGTTACGATAGTTTTATGGATAGCCTGCAAGTGGTTGCAGACATGGGATGCGGCGAAGGGTTAGATTTAGAATGGTGGGCGACCGCCGTAAGCCGTGACGACGAGCCAAGGCCATATAATTTTACTTGCTATGCAGTAGATAAAGATCTATCTAGGCTTGAAAAAGATTTACCAAAAAATGTATTTCAATTCCCAGGTAATTTTGAAGAAAAATTGTTGCCTCGATCAGTTGACCTAATGTGGTGCCATGATTCCTTTCAATACGCAATTAACCCATTGCAAACATTGAAGGTATGGAATGAGCAAATGTCAGTAAATGGTATGCTTGTTTTAATTTTACCACAAACATCAAATTATCAATACAATAGGTTTGTAAATCGAGTACACGATGGTTGCTTCTTCAATTACAACGTATGCAACTTATTGTACATGCTTGCTGTAAATGGATTTGATTGCAGAGATTCGTATATGTATAAAGCAGAAAATGACCCATGGATTCATTTGGCTGTTTACAAAAGTGATATTGCTCCAATGGACCCAACTACAACACGGTGGTATGACTTGGCTGATCTTGGGTTATTGCATGATTCAATTATGGCATCTGTTAACAAATTTGGCCACTTAAGGCAAGAAGATATCATTTTGCCATGGCTAGACAAAGATTTTTACTTTGTGCGAGATTAATCAAAATAGTTTACATCATTGGTGGTTTGCGTTATAATTACTACATAAACAAAAATACTGCCTGAGTGGTGAAATTGGTAGACACACCGGACTTAAAATCCGTTGCTTCCGAAAGGGGCGTGCCGGTTCGATTCCGGCCTCAGGCACCAAAATACTAAACTCTGTAAGTAAGCATAAATACCGAATGCTACTTACAGAGTTTTTCACATCAGATTTAGACGAAGGGATTCACGATCCTAATATTTTTAAAGCTGTTTTCATGGCTGGCCCTCCGGGCGCTGGCAAAAATACAGTTATATCGCATCTTGGCTTAACTAGTTCAGGTCTAAAACTTCAAGACATTGATCAAGTTAAAGCGCATCTTGCAAAAATAAAGCCAAATGCTGATTATACAGATAGCTTAACTACAACGATTAGACGGCAAAATCAGTATCAAACTAGCATGCTAGGGTTAACAATTAATACAACTGGTAGAGACTCAGAAAACTTAATGCAGTTAAACAAACAACTTAAAAACGCTGGATATGATACTTTTTTGTTGTTTGTTGATGTAAATTATGATATTGCGTTAACACGAATCAACGATCGTGAAAGAACTGCAACGAACCCAGCAGACAAACGCAAAGTTGATATGGACTATTTTGTTGACGCTTATGACTCAAGCAAGAAAAATATGGATTTTTATGCACTTATGTTTGGTGCACAATTTTCATTAGTAACAAACAATTGGGCGACTGATGATGGTCAAAGTCAAAAGGAATATGCTCACTCAGTGCGGATGGCATATAAAAAGATCAATCGATTTTTGCATAAACCACTAACCCCCATTGCGCAAAGAATAGTTGACAGCTCTGCTAGCGATAGAAATACTACTTATAGAAGTTAAAAAATTGTTGTAGCTCAGTACCGTAAGCTTCATAGTTTACAGCGACAAATTCACCTAACACACATATTTCGTGACCAGATTTTAATGCTGAGTCTAAGTCGTCTTGTTTAAATCCCCAATTATCTATTACCATTCTAGCTTTTTCTTTGACAGACATTCCTGATTCGTCTGTTGTTGTAGGTCCTTGTTAAAACTTGAGCTAGTTAGTTTTGTCCCTGATAATGCCACAAATTCTAACCATTTAGCTGCTAACAATGAAAAGTCTTTTTTAATTTTGTTTGCTGTAAACGTCATTGAGGAAGCTGACTTATCCCATTTGTTTATAAGTTTAATTAACTCTTTAACTTTTGCTTTAGCATCTGGATCTTTCTTGATCATTTTTGGTATTTGATCTTCGATATCACCGTACGCTGCATACTCAATCATTTCTGTTGCATAATCATTGAACTCGTCGAATAATTCGTCTTTATCTGTCGGAATCTTAGATGATTTAATTTTGCCGTGTAATTCAGCAATTGAATGTAGAACTATGTCATCGTGTAGTGGAGACCATGTAAACTTAAACCCATCTTTAGGAAATATTGCGTACACCCTCCCGTAGTTTGACGCTTGCCCCCTGTCAGTGGTTGTAAAGATAGAATTGGACCGCAATGCTTTAAACCCTTCAAGTTTTAAATAAGTGTCGCATAATTTCTGCGCATCTTTGCTTGAATCTTTTGGTTCTCTGTCTGCCCTTGGGTAGAAAACGTTGTGTAGATTGTAGGTGAGACAAAAATTCACCACAGTTCTTTTCAATGTACGAAAAATACTTAACTAATTTTGTATCCATGCCAGATAAGTTTTTCTTTTCTTTTTCAGCTTTTGCGTGTAGAGCTGATACTTTCTTTTGCTCTGCTTTAAGACGCGCAATTTCAGCTTCAAACGCATTTATTTTAGCAGTTAACTCTGCTGCTCGAGCCTCGGCGTCTGCTGGCGGAAGTTTTGTTTTGGCGTTAGCAGTCAATTCGTCATTTGGAACAGGCAAATCGTAATATTGACCAGGTTTTATATTTTTTATTACTTCTGGAGGTTTAAAAGTTGGATCTAACAATTTAGCAACATTTGTAAGATAAGCCACATGCTCTGATGCTGGGTGATACGCTCCGTGCTGTCTTACTAATTCTTGAATATGTGCAAATTTATCAGAATAAGACGGTATACCTTTACTTTTTAATATTTTAGCAATAGCAGAAAGTAAATACCGAACTTCAATGTCGTCCTCGTTAAACTCAATCCCTAACTTTTTATTTACTGGGTCTAACGTTTTGATTTTGCTGTCAAAAGAAGAGCCCTTTTTATTTAATAAGCTAACATATTCAACAATTTCTGCATATGACGGTTGTGCAGAATTTCCATTCGAAACAGAAGTAGCAAACTTAGCTACCGCCCCTGCTGAAACAGATCCGTACTTGTCTTTCAAATATGCTTTGATGATTTTTGGATCTACTTTAATTTTTGTTTTTGCAATTGATTGTATAGTGTTATTTTTTAATCCGTCAACTACATCAGTTTGATAGTCATCCAAATTCATGGAATAAAACGCCATTAAATTTGCTACTTGGCTATCTGTTGGTTTTTTGCCGTACAGAATAGTGGCGTATTGCACTACAGCTGATTTAGCTGGAATGTCTTCAACTTCAACACTAGGCGTTGCTTGCTGTAGCGGCATTTCTTTCTTAGTTGCTTGTTTATATGCGTCCGTCCATTTTTCAGGTGAAGAGTTAATCAAGTTCATAAACTGAGTAAGCGCACTAGCGTCTGGAGCAAACCCGTACTTATTTTTATACATCAGTTGTGCTGATTTTTTGTCTATTTTAAATGCCATGTTGACTTTTCCTGAAAGGTGTGTATAATCAGTATTTAGCGCAAGTGATGTTACAACAAAACAACATTTCGGTGAAAAAAGTGTAGACAAATTACAGAAGTAGTGTTACACTTGGTATAAATAACTTTACGAAGCAAAATTTTTTGTTTCGGATAAATAAATTTAGTCAGTAGTTGACAGCAAGAATAAATAATGTTATACTTGATGCTTAGGTTAGTAATTTTTAAGAAAGAATTTAGAGCGTAACAAAATGAAATCGTCCGTACATAGTTTAACCCATACCTTTAGTTTAGTGCCGTTGTGGCTCCAGACTACTGCGATTATGGCGGCTGGGTCGGAGATTATAACACCACGTTGCGGTTCAAATTATGATAAATCGTTGGGGTTTGATAAAGGAAGGGTTGTTTAGCACTTAGCAAACAACTACAAATTTAACAAACCCTAGGACCAAAACCCTAGGGTTTTTTGTTTTGTAAATGATAAAAATAAATTAAAAAGTAGTTGACAAATAGATAAATTAATGTTAAAATAGAAAGACAGGAATTATGAAACGCAATGCAGTTGCTAAAGACTTAAGAACTCCTAAGTACCGCATGCGAGTTGTATGTGCTAAAAAGGGCAAAGGCTCTTGGAGGCGAGTTGACAAATATAGAGAAAGGATTTAATGCGTGAGTAAACGTTGTTAAATGAGATTTTTATTAAGTGTGAAATAAGAGCTATATGCCCAGGAAACGAGGTCCTGCTAGCGCACTATAAACATGTTAGAAACGGGCGTCCTTGGGGATGAAGCATCTTGTGTGGTGTGAAAAAACCAGGAGTATTAAAGCATTTTGCTTGCTAGTAACTGAGTTGCAAACTTTGAATTTGTATCCACTAACGCAATGCAACAACTGAGTCAGCACCGGCGCTCTATGCGTCTTCGTGTTTTCCACTGTCAAAGTGCTTTAATACACACATTGGTTAACTCTAGTGTGTAACAAAATTTGGGCTGATAGTGATACTGGGGTACACGATGGTTTTGCAATCCATAGATAGGAGTTCGATCCTCCTTCGGTCCACCAAATTTGGAGATGTGGGTGAGTGGCTGAAACCGGAAGTCTGTAAAACTTCTCTTAATCGCGCGTTGGTTCGAATCCAACCGTCTCCACCAAATACTAAGATGTTAGTGAGTAAGATAGTAGACGAAAACCGAGCCGTGCCTTCCGTGCGGTCTTCACAGTGCGTGGACACAATGAGAAACGTAAGGTGACGAACGATGAGCAAAGTCGGTCCAGTAGGGTATGAAAAGTAACATTGGCGGTGACGTTGCCGCAGGACAGAAGCTCTAGGGCGCCGCGTAATCCTGCAAGAATTTGGGCTGCTAGTATAGGGGGAATTACCACTGCCTTGCACGTAGTAAATCGGAGTTCGAGTCTCCGGCGGTCCACCAAATTAATGCGGCGTGTAGTGTAATGGCAACACACTTCTCTGTGAAAGAAGTATCGATGGTCCGATTCCATCCCGTCCGCCCAGTTTTTGCGGTAGTAGCATAGCGGCTAATGCACCTCCCTGTCTAGGAGACCACCGTGGGTTCGAGTCCCATTTACCGCGCCAGTTTTAGGATCAGTTCAGCAAAGTTGATCCTGTTATATTTTGGAGATGGAAAGCTGATGGCTTCAGCACCGAGTCTGTAAAACTCGTCCTTCGGGGAGTGGATCGAAACCACACGTCTCCACCAAATTTATTAAATGCGAGCGAGACTTGGAAGTCAGAGAGGCCTTATAAACCTTTTAGCGCCAGATTAGCGTTCTTGAGAAGGTTCGATCCCTTCCGCTCGTACCAAATTCTGGTTACCAGTATTAAGACGGTGACTAGCGCCAGCAGACTACCTCGTGGCTGGCATAAATTATTCCGCAGAACGCAAGTATGGACATGGGCGTGGCTGTTAACCACTGTTTAACTCGGATCGTTACCGAGGTGCGGAGCCAAGTTAGTATAGGGATATGGTGTAATTGGGAGAACGACAGTTTTGTATAAATAAAGTTATGCACTATATAATTTATAAAACCTCAAACATTTTGACTGGTCAATACTATATCGGATGCCATCAAACTTTGAATTTAACAGATGGATATTTAGGGTCTGGGAAATATTTAAAACGTGCTATAAAAAAGTACGGGGCATCAACTTTTAAATTTGAAATATTGCATGTAGCATCTTCAAAAGAAGAAATGTTTAATATAGAACGTTCGATAGTAAACGAAGAGTTAATAACCGATCCATTGTCGTACAACCTAAAGATAGGTGGTAGTGGAGGAAATCCAGGTATTGTTGGGGCATTCAAAGGAAGACAACACTCCGCTGAAACTAAAGAAAAACAGCGCCAAGCGTCACTTCAACAAGTTACGTCAGATGAAAAACGTCGCAAATTGTCTGAAAACAACGCAATGCGCAATGATCCAGCAATTAGAAAGAAAGTTGCGCTGTCATTGACAGGCAGAGTTTGCTCAGACGAACATCGTAGTAGAGTAGCAGAAGCTAATCTAGGAAAAATACTAATTAATAACGGCACGGTTGCAAAACGCATACCGAAAGACGAGTTAGCAAAATATGAAAATACAGAGTGGTCCAAAGGTGGACTGCCTCGAAAGATAATATCTCGATAGTGTAATGGCAACACGTTGTTCTCCAAAAGCAACATTCTAGGTTCGAGTCCTAGTCGGGATGCCAAGTTAATGCGTGTAAGATGTTAATGGTTGCATGATTGGCTTCCACCCAGTATGAGCAGGTTCGATTCCTGTTACTCGCACCAAACAAGCATGTCTTTGCAGTGGCTAGCATACTGCATAATTGCCCCTTTAGTTAAAAAGTATAACACTGTGCTGATAACGCAGAGTCGGAGGAGCGTTACCTCCCGGGGGTACCAAGTTTTTTAGGTTCCGTTCAGCAAATTCTAAAAATTCAACTTTTAATTGAAAAATAAGGAACCTGTTATCTATATCCCGTGACGCAGCTAGAGTGGCGACCAGGCCTTCACCCTGGTGAGAGGGGAGCGTAACCCCTACGGGATACCAATTTTAGCCTTTGTCGTATAACTGGTGTGTACGTGTGCCTGAAGAGCACGAGGAGACGGTTCGATTCCGTACGAAGGTAGTCTTGAAAACTGTCGGTCCCGAAAGGGGCCCGTGAGTTCGAATCTCACCGTCCCCGCCAACAATATCTTCTGCAAGCATTAAGGTGATGCAGTAGGCTCTTACCCTACAGAACACGGTCCAATACCGTGGCAGAGGACCAAGTTTTTGTAGTGCAGTCGGTTAGATTGTGGTAAAGGCGATGCGAGTAGAAGTTCTACTGATAAATATCGAAGCGCATCTTAATGATAATGTGTGCAGCCTACTACAGAAAAGTTTTATGCTTCTAGAGCCAGTTGGATAGGCAGCGGATTGCAAACCCGTGTAACAGAGTTCGATTCTCTGTAGGAGTTCCAGATAAACTAGCCCTTGTAGGCAAATTGGTAAAGTCGGCTGTCTCAAAAGCAGTTATTTTGTGAGTTCGAATCTCACCAAGGGCACCAATTTATTTCTTGCATTGAGCGAGAACGTGTAAATAGTTATACTCGGTATGGTGAAATGGTATCATTTATGCTTTGGGAGCATATGGCGTAGGTTCGATTCCTGCTACCGAGACCAAGTTTTTAGGATAGCTTCAGCAACCCATTACAATTGGCCGTCAGTTTCGATGTTCTGACATTAAACAAAAAGTAGACAGCTATCCTGTTGCATTTTCAGTGTGTGGTGACAAGTGGACGTCGACCTGTTTTGGAAGCAGGAATATGCCGGTTCGAGGCCGGCCACACTGACCAAGTTTTATTCCCTAGTAGCTCAGCGGTAGAGTAGTTGGCTGTTAACCAATTGGTCCGTGGTTCGATCCCACGCTGGGGAGCCAAGTTTTAAATTAAGAAAAATAATAACAAACAAATAGTGATATCGTTCAAATAGTAGGACCTGAGTCTCATAAGCTCAAGAAGAAGGGGCAGTACCTTCTATCACTACCAAATAAATGCGTGTATAGCTCAGCTGGTAGAGCAGTTCGTTGCCAACGAACAGGTCGCAGGTTCGAACCCTGTTGCCCGCACCAAATTTTAGCTCTTGAAGCATTGACGGCGATGTACCGGTTTTGTAATCCGGATAGTGGAGTTCAAGTCTTCACAGGAGCACCAACACATATTGCGGGGATGAAGGTTCTCGGCCAGTCTCATAAGCTCGGTCTTCCAAGTTCGATTCTTGGCCCCGCTTCCAAATTTCAAATGGGGTTGTAATTCAATGGTAGAATATTCGGCTTTTAACCGATCAACGAGGGTCCGATTCCCTCCAGCCCTACCAACACATGCTGCTATCGACTATCGGTAAGGTCGCTACCCTTTCAAGGTGGAGAGCGGGGTTCAACTCCCCGTAGCAGTACCAGCTCTATTAGTATAGTGGTTACTACAACTGTTTCGTAAGCAGTGATCAGGCGTTCGATTCGTCTATGGAGCACCAAGAATAAATACAATATGAGCAACACTATATTTGAACGCATTGATTCAAGAACTGATTTTGTAAATACCTGGCTATTTGAAATGCCAGAGGGAATTGGTAAATTTGAACTAGTTGATGCAGTTATTTACTCAATTAAAGATAGAATTAAATCTGGTGCAACAGTCATTGATTTGCCATCTGGATTACGAAAAATTGAAGGTACGCAAGTAGTTGACTATTGGTATGAGAAAGCAGGAGATATTGTTCTTGGTGCAGAGTTTGAAAAACGTGCACAGGGATTAGTAGTTACAATGATAGGTAAAGCAAATAAAGGCAGACCGCCGTTTGCTTCCGACTTGTATAACGCAGTGCTAGCAGATAGGAAAACTTCTGGTGGTATTGATGCAATACGAATTTTAAGTGACCAAGCACTTAGCGATGAAGGAATTAAAATATGGGAGCGTCTGCTTAGTCAAGGCCATCATATTTCAATTTACGATGCTAGCGAGCCAGGTAAAACTTTTTCTGAGATTACGACAGTTGCGGATTTGCACAAATATTTTCAAGACGATAACAGAAATTATCGCCGTTGGCAATATGTAATTTCAGAACAAGCTTCAAATGGTGAAGTGCGCTCATTTTTTAATACTAGAAGAATGCGAGAGCTAATTCCTGGTATGTTATAATAGTTTTAAGGAGAGCGGGCAGGCCGGTAATGCAGCACCCTGCTAAGGTGTAGAGTCGTGATGAGCGGCTCATAGGGTTCGATTCCCTAGCTCTCCGCCAATTTACTGGGGGTTTGTCATTTGGTAATGACACTACGCTTTGACCGTAGGAAAGTCGGGTCCGATTCCCACACCCTCTGCCAATGCTAACAATTTATCGACAACGACAAAGAGCATAACCAAGTATTGTACGAGCTAGGTCTACTAGACGATGATGACGATTGGAATCTGTTTTGCAAGATGCAACGCGAGCAGATGGAAAATGATCCTGACTCTGAAACTTGGCACAAAGCAATGGGAACAGTTCCACAGGAAATACCCACTACTGGGTGGTGGATCAAAGCAAAATGAATTTAACTGAACAACTCGTTGAGTTAGCAGAGCAAATTGAAATGGGTGACCCAATTGATTGGGGCATGCTTAGTATTAATGAACACGATGCATACAAGTTAATGGCAGCAGGCGTATTAGACAACTATTTGGGCATGGATCCAGACTGTCGTGATATGATGTTGCTTGCTACAGTAGTTAAGCTAACTGTAGAGAATTTTGCACTTAACTTAAAGTTGATGCAACAAAAATAAGCGGATGTAGACAAATTGGTAAAGTCAGCGGTCTTAGAAGCCGTTATCTGAGAGTTCGAGTCTCTCCTTCCGCACCAAATTAGTGGAATTGGCTAAGACAAATTGGCACAGTCGCCAGATTTAAAACCTGGGCTTTTATGGGTTCGAGTCCCATATTCCACACCAAATAAAATCGCCTTCGTATAGTGGATAATACACAAGCCTGCGAAGCTTGAAACACAGGTCCGATTCCTGTAGGCGGTACCACTCACAAGCCTCGGTAGTTTAATGGTAGAACATTGCTCCTACAAAGCAAATGCGACGGTTCAATTCCGTAACGAGGTACCAATTATGCGCCGGTATGCCGCTTGTCTTCGAAACAAGAGAAAGCTAACTGGATACATGCACGTTCGAATCGTGTTCGGCGCACCAAAATAAGCTCTCGTATGTAAATGGTATACTAACTCTTTGGTAAGGAGTTGTCCCAAGTTCGATTCTTGGCTAGAGCACCACATAACTCGCTATCGTATAGTGGAAAATACAGAAGTTTCCTAAACTTTAAACGGTCGTTCGATTCGACCTAGCGTGACCAAAAACAAAAATGAAAGAAAGAAATGTTTAAATTATATTGGACTGATAAAGACGGAATAACAAATGGGAAGTATTCTGCTGACTTGATGACAGCATTGCAGTTGTCAGAAACGTTGCGTAAAGCAGGAAACACTTTCGTCACAATGGTCAGTGAAAACCCTAACTCAGTTGGTAAACCTGGGGTAGACAGCATACAGGGCGGGAAGTGCCCGAGCGGAGAGATGTATGGCTGGTCTAAGCGAAGAAGTGCAGCATAATTCACAATTTGTTGTTGACTTTTGGCAAGATCTGCGTTATAATACTCACATAGCAGGAAACGATAGAGTTACTTGCAGCAAGTTCTTTAACATTTTATGAAATCCTGAGACAATAGCGCGACGATATCAGGAAGTCATATTCAAGCATAATGCAACGGTGACCAAACCGAAAGTCCAACTAATCATACCATAGATATGTTGCGGTATGTGTGCTTGAATATGATTATCATAGTAAAGGGCAGTGCCTGAGACTGTCAGTGAATAGTTAGATTGGTGATATTAGGGCCTTATACGAGTGACGTATATCAGACTTGAGAGTCAACCAATAAACCTAATCATCTGCTCTTTACTATGATTATCCTGAGACAATAGCGCAACGATAGGAAACTCGAGTGAAGGGTCAACGACAATAGCAGCACGATATCAGGAGATCATATTGAATATTTTTGTTGCAACCAATCTTCGCATATTGGGGTCGGTCAATGTTTTAGAAATATTCAATATGGTATCATCAAGTTTATAATGTGTCATTCATGGGACTGGATATAAAAGGTCACACTGAGGCTCGGAATCTTAGGCATTATAAACACTAGCAGACAAAGGGTTTTGCAAGACCTGTGTTGGTATAGCTCTGTACTACGGAGTATCCTGTTCGATTCAGGGTTTGTTAGGATGATTATCATATTAAAATGTCTTTTAACCCGTTAGGTAGTGGAACGTGAACGAGAACCCTGATTAATCTAGATTAATCATTTCAGCCGACGAAACGAGCATCGCTACTACAAAGGCATTTTAATATGATAAATACGGGGGTATATTCTAGATACTGAGGAAGCCTCAGATGGTCTTGTGCATAATGTACATAATACATGATCATGCTTGTTGATGCGATTTCAACTGCCGCCCACCAACAAATGATGCAGATACTTCGTCCCGAATTAATATAGGTTCCACGAAAGTTGTGAAAGTAAAACTAATGCTGCAACAGATAACTAGATCATGTTGTTATCAACTAAACAAACGGGAAGGCTGTGAAACAATCCGCCACCGTTATTTAACGGTTGACTTTATCAAATAATTACGCTATAATAATGCATATAAACGCAACAGCAAAGGCATTATGCACTCACTATTTATGTCGGTAAAAGCGTGGTTTTCTCCTAAGAAGGATAAGAAAATTGCATTTTTGGATGGTGATCAAGCTCTCCCTCCAATGCTTGCTGCATATGATGCATACCTTAAAGGTACCGAGACGCATCTAGTTCGTGCATCAAGCTCAAAAAATGGTGAGCCAAAGATTTTGCGTAACATTGATTCTAACATCAATAAGATTTATTTGATGGATTACACAGTTGGTAAAGAAATTACTGACAAGTTTATTGGTGCGTACATCCAAAAGGCAGTTGATGATGGGTACACGCACATTACAGTGGTATCATGCGACTACGATTTTATTGATACTTTCAAAATGGCAGTTGTTCTAAATCCTGCTGCAACTAATGTATCGTTTCGTATGATTGTGCCTAACGCACAGGGACGATTATCTGATATGGATTCTAAAATAATGAATATTGAAGTAGTTAAGATGTAATAATTAAAAGGCAATAGCAAGTAATGGCAAGGTGGTAGGTCATCCAAGTAATTTTGGTTTTGCAGTCGAAGGTTCGAATCCTTCTTGCCTTTGTAAATAACTATAGATTAAATAAGAGTATTCAAACACAATAATAAATTATGGAAACACAAACAATGAAACCAATTTGGGTAACAGTGCACGTTGAGGCAGAAGTTGATCCAGTTTTTGATAGCCATCAACTTGCGTGGTCTGAGCGGCAATTTACTAATGCAACGCCTTTGTATATTGAAAATCCTGCTACATTTGTAATTCGTGACATGACAGACAAAGAAATGGAAGATAATCCAGAAGCAGTAGCATTTTTTAATGCGTTAGTTAAAGAGTTGGGTGAAGATTACTAATTTATATGAACAAACAAATTAAAGAACATTTCGGAGTTAAATGACGAGCACTAAACTTGAAGAACGTATTAAAGAGCTTAAACTTATAGTAGCACAAAGTTTTGATCCAATTAAACATTATTCTGCAGACGAATATGAAATTGAATTTGATCGCAGATTTGCAGAGTTGATTATTAAAGAATGTGCATTGGTTGTTTTCAAAAACACAGGACCAAAATCATCACTTCGTGTATTGGAACATTTTGGAGTTGAAGAATGAACGAGTTAATCAAAGAGTTGTTAGAAAAATCTGCGGTATATGATAATGCCAGTGGTTATTTTATTAAAACTGATCAAGAAAAGTTTGCAAAGTTAATTGTTGAAGAATGTGCTTCTCAATTGTGCTGTGAAAAATTTGTAAATTCCACGGACAAAAATAAAGTAATGGTAGGTCAAGCAGTTATTCTTAATCATTTTGGTTTTTAATATATGGATACTTTTTTAAATTTATCGGGGGTAATATGCTCTAAATGTGGGGAGCATCCTGAACATATAGAGTGGGATTATACCTATGACTATGATGGGAATGATTGTGTTCATGAATATGGTAAATACATTTGTCAGTGTGGTAATTCTGAACAATTTTGTACTAATGATCCCTATGAGGATGAGGAAGATTAAATTATTATCTTGAATTGTCTTTTAATAATAGTTATATGAAAATATTTTGGATGAGTTGCGCTGAGTGTTCTATGACACAACCAATGCAGCCTTGTGAGGCTTGTCCTAATAGAAAGGCTCAAGGATTATGAACGAACGAATTCAGGAACTTTAATATGTCTCCATATAAACAAATGCAAGTTATTAGTTATTGTAGAGGGTTAGTTGGGAGTATGTTCGCAGACTTCCATGATGATAATATGAAAGGTAGTAATTTTACATGGGAAAACTTTCCGAATATGATGGCAAGTTTAGCATCTGCTAATGTTAGTTGTGTTATTCGTACAAATAAAAATACGAAAAAAGATATTGAAACTTTTGCCACTAATACTGCTAAGGATTTTGCTACCATATTACTGAAAAATGCGAAATATATATGAATGACCGAATTAAAGAACTTGCTGAACAGGCAAGCACAGTAGAGGATACTTACCCAGAGGGTAATTATGGCTACCCCACTCGCCTGTATAAGTTTAGTAAAGCAAAGTTTGCTCAGCTAATCATTGATGACTGCATTGCTATCATATTTAAAGAACAGGAATATGGTGAAAATCGTCACGATGATTACAATCTAGGATTGTATGAAGCATATCGAGAAATCAAAGAACATTTTGGAATTAAATGATGAAAAACTTTGAAGAATTAGCTTTTAAAGCAGGATTTACTGGAAAAGACCTTAGTAATACCCAATTTGGTACATCTTATAAACATGCGTTGTCGGATGATTATAAAAATATTCTGAACCACTTTAATATTCCTCTTGATGAGGATGAAGAATTGGATGATGGTTGTCCCTGTGGACATGATGGCGGAACAAGTTGTAGTGCAGTAAATTGTGAGTATTAATGTGATTGATAGAATCTCTGAAAATCTTTTAATAGTGTGCTTTACTATCTTGGTATACATTAGTTTAGTAATCGAATTGGTAAAGGGATGCTACTATAAAATTTTTAGAATTCCACACAAGAAATTATTAGGAAAATTTCATCCAATCTATGTGAGAACTTATGAATGAACGAATTGTAGAACTTGCAGAACTTGCAGGATTTGAAAAAGATAAGTATGATTTGTTTTGGGATGCCAATGCAAATTCAGAAGGTGTGGATTTGGAAAAGTTCGCAAAACTAATAATTAACGAATGCATTGGCTTTATTGCAGTAAGAAAAAGAATTGCAATAAATGAAGGTATGCGAGAAGAACTTGCAGGATTGTTAACTGTGCAAGGTGATATTGAACGTTGTTTTGAAGATGAGTACACAGAATGAAACTCAAAAACGTATATGATGAACCAATGCTAGTATGCCCTGAGTGTGGCAGTGACAAAGTAACTGTTGCCCACGTACAGAAGTTTATGGCAAATACTGGTGAGCACTGGTGCCATTCTGTAAAGACCCAAGACTCTAACTCAGAGGCAGGGTGCTTAGATTGTGGTTGGAATGGAATGCGTCAAGATTTGCAGGAAGTGAGTTAGAGTAATTAGAACGTCAATGTTAGTTCCTTGTTTTCTACTTGCGATAGTATGCTTGCCACTCTTGCCACTATTGGTTGAGATTATCAAAGATATTCCGTTTTACTTTGAGATGATTTGCAAATGAATGAAACAATTACACGTTGCATTGAACAATCATCTACTACAGAATATTTTGATGGTCGTGGTAACGTAACGTCTACTCATTTTGATAAAGAAAAGTTTGCTCAATTGGTTGCTTCAGAATGTGCTGCGATTGTCAGCTTGTATAGAAGGGACAATATGCAAGATAAAGCAATTGCAGATACACTTGAGCACTGTTACACTGAAATTAAACTTGCGTTTGGATTGAAACTATGACATATTATTGGAGTATCAAATGAGATTAATGGTAAAGAATTCGTATGACCCATCTGAGTTTGATTTTTATGTAATCAATGGGGAATGGAGTGGTAAGTTTAAAGATGGGCACCTTATAAAAGTTGCTAAAACTCAACAACATATTCCAATTCAAATAATATGCGACAATCAAGACAGGTTGCGCGGGAATTACAAAGAAGTAATTAACAATTTTAAAAATGAGCAGTATGTTGGCCCTCCTGATGAACCAAATTTTGACAACTGGGATAATGTTGAGCGGGTATGGCATTCATTTAAATGATTGCGCATGTTGAGTCAGCATTTAGCAAGACTAAAATCAGTTGACACTTACTAACCTACGTGCTATACTAAAGAATAATTAACACTAAAGAAATGTTGCAAACGGGTACTAGTTAAATTTATGCAAACTTAAATTTAATGAAAGTTAAAATAAATATAGTAAATATGGAAGAAAACAAAGAACAAGATCAAAGCGATTTAGAAAAATACATTGTGGCTAACCAACCACAAACAACAAACGATATTGATAGGTTAGAGGAAGAATACAATCAACGTCGTTTTACTGGAATGGGCAGGCACGAATACTTCCCGGTAACACGATAAGTTTATGCGCGAGTGTGGAGGAACGGTAGACTCAGAAGACTTAAAAATCTTCCGCTTTATGCGTGTCGGTTCGAATCCGACCACTCGCACCAAATTTGCAATTGACGTCAAGGCTACCGCTGCCACAATGACAAAGCGGAACAGTTGCAGAAACCATGGTAGTAAACTACAAGATTGAAACATCAAAGCCGTCCTGGGATAACATTTGGGGTGCATATATTATTTTCTGGCTGTAGCACAATGGATAGTGCAGTAGCCTTCTAAGCTATTGATCCAGGTTCGATTCCTGGCAGCCGGACCAGTTTTATCTTAGACAGATTTTTATATAGTAAATACTGTATGCAAAAAATCTTAATCATGGGCTTACCAGGAGCCGGCAAAACTTATCTGGCAGCAGCACTAAAAAAATTCTTTGAATCTTATTCTGCACCTATAGAAGGGTGCATATATGATGTTACTTGGTTCAATGCTGATGAAGTTCGCAAAAAGTTTAACGACTGGGACTTTTCACATGATGGGCGAATCCGTCAATCTATCCGTATGGCACAACTTGCAATACATGAGCCAGTTGATTATGTAATTGCTGACTTTGTTGCGCCGCTTGTTGAAATGCGGAATAATTTCAAAGCAGATTGGACTATTTGGGTTGACACAATAACTGAGGGACGGTACGCTGATACAAATAAAGCATTTATACCACCAGAGCAGTATGATTTCCGCGTAACTGAGCAAAATGCTGATAAGTGGGCTGAGTTCATTGGGCATCACATTATTGAAAATCGTCGCCGCCCAACGTTTAACTGGCAAAAAGAAACTGTGCAAATGTTAGGTAGGTGGCAACCTTGGCATGACGGCCATCGTGCGTTGTTTGACAGATTAATCCAAAAGACTGGGCAAGTTGTAATTCAAGTGCGCGACTGTCAAGGATGGCAAGGAAGTAATCCATTTGAAATTGCTAAAGTAACTAACTTTATACGACGTGACTTAGATCCAATTTATCAAGGTCAGTACGAAATTCAAGTAGTTCCTAACATTACACACATTGGATATGGGCGTGGAGTAGGATACACAATTGAAGAAGAAAAGTTTGGTGAAGAAGTAACATCAATTAGCGCAACGAACATTAGGAAAGAGTTAGGAATTAATTAATTATGGCATATTCAGATAAAGTAGTAGATCATTATGAAAATCCTCGTAACGTTGGGTCTTTTGAAAAAGACGATCCTGACGTAGGCACTGGTATGGTAGGCGCCCCTGCATGTGGCGACGTAATGAAATTGCAAATCAAAGTAGAAGATGGCGTCATCACTGATGCAAGGTTTAAAACCTATGGCTGCGGTAGCGCAATCGCATCGTCAAGTTTGGTTACTGAGTTAGTTAGGGGAATGACTCTTGACCAAGCCGTCGCTATTAAAAACAGTCAACTAGCAGAAGAACTGGCGTTGCCGCCAGTTAAAATTCATTGCTCAATACTTGCTGAAGATGCTATTAAAGCAGCAGTGGCTGATTATAGGAAAAACCACCAATGAACGATCAAATTAATTTTACTGACTCAGTTGTAACTAAGCTAAAAGAAATTTTAACTGAAGACAATACACCAGGTAATAAATTTAGGGTGTATGTCCAAGGGGGCGGTTGCTCTGGATTTTCATACGGGTTTGCATTGGATACTGAGGTAAATGATGATGACTTTACGTTTGACAGAGACGGGGTTGCATTAGTTGTTGACTCTATGTCTATGCAATATCTTAACGGAGCTACAATTGATTTTAAAGAAGATTTATATGGTAGCTCATTTGTAATTGACAATCCTGGCGCTACGTCAACGTGTGGATGTGGTAGTTCGTTTAGTATGTAAAGATTTCTCACTGTTTTCTCGAACAGTATAATCCACGAGCGGAGGATTGGCCTTCGTAAATAACGCTAGTCGGTTTTAGCATAAATCGTTAACATTGTTGCTCGGCACTGGTCTCTCCAACCAAAAATAATTTAAAAAACGCTTGACTTACCCACAGAAATTGTGTATAATTACTACATTAAACAAAGAGATGTTTAATGTTTAACTTAACGTAACTTTTGGAGATTTTTATGAAGAAGCTTGTTTTGGTTGCCAGTATTTTAATTGCTGTAAGTGCATCCGCAACTCAGTCAGTTAACAATGAATCAATGGATTTTCAAATGAAGCAGGCAAGTGCTGCTATCAGCAAGATTGCTGCTGAAGGTCTTGCAAAGCAAAATGAATCAATGGATTTTCAAATGAAGCAGGCAAGTGCTGCTATCAGCAAGATTGCTGCTGAAGGTCTTGCAAAGCAAGAGTAAATCACTGATCGCGTAGTCTAGACATTATTTTTAATGTATTTGCCCAGGTTTTTGATATGGTGATAACTGCCATATCACACCTGGGCTTCCATGCATTTAGCCTATGCATTTTGCGAGTGTCTACATAATAGACAGTATTGGTTTGAAACCATCGACGTTGGCCGCTTACTTCCCATTCTAGTCCTGTAGTACATTCGTTTCCTAAAAATGCAATTAGCCTAATAGACTTCCTAGAAATGTGAATTGAATCTCTGTGTGGCGGAAAAAATCCTCCTGAATTTAATCTAAGCAAATAACTTCTACCAATTGGTGAGAAATAATCAAACACCTCCTTGAGAGATTCAATTTGTTTGCCTGCGTCGGTGGGATACTTCATGTCAACTTCTTGCGGTTTATACCCATACAGTGCTTTGTATTGCGATAAACCAGCAGGAGAAGTTGACGTGTCTGTTTCAAGACCGTACAGTACAATTGACTCTCTGTCGTTAAGTGTGTGCTCTTTTGGCTGAAAAGGACGCCATAAATCATTAAATTTTTTTTGATCAGTATCCCATTGTTGTGTGGTGATTTTAAAGTTTAGGGCCTCAAAATCCCCTAACGCAGTAAGCTGTGCTTCAGCAGCAATATCTTCAATTGAAGGAAAATCAGTAGTCACAGTGTGATCTTCGTTTACGTGCGGTATTGCAAAAACAAGAGGCTTGCCATTTTTGTCGTGTGTGTATTGTGATGCCATAATTTTTAATAGTTTTTGATATTTATAATACTTTTTCAGTAGCAAATTAATTGTCAGTGGCTGTAGTTACTTTATAAATACGTCTATAAGTTGCATCTGTATGCATTCTTACCTCACCTAACATGAATAAAAAAATATTAATAACTGGTAATCCTACAAAAGAAATAACGGCTGCAATATTAACTCTTTCCCCTACTGCTCATACAGTGTCAAGATCTAGTTGCTCCACTTATTCATTAGACTTAGCAAATGATAATGATATTAAAGAATTAGCAGAAATTAGCACTAATTATGACATATTTATAAATTGCTCTTTAATACCAAATTTTGGGCAAACACGTATACTCCAACATGTATGGACGACATGGAAAATTGCCAAAAAAGCTGGCCATATCATAAATCTTGGTTCATCAGTTGACTATTTTTTCAGACCAGATAATCGACTGTATCCAATTGAAAAGAGATCATTGCGTGATTTGAATCGATCTTTGTCGAAGCACGTTACTTGGCATGATTCAAAAATTAAGTGTACCTATTTTAGTTTTGGTGGGGTTAATACTGAAAAAACTGAATTGCAATGGGGCCATTATTCTCATTTTTCTACTATAGACATAGCTGAGTATATAATGTGGATTATAAACTCACCAGAATGCACTAATATTGACGAACTTCATATAACGCCCATCCAACCAATGACCAAAGATGAAATGAATAAAATGAGTAAAAATGTACCTGTTACATGGACGTCAGGTGACACACGGTCTTTTTTAATAACTAAGGAGTAAACATGGAAAGTTCTACATTAATAGACATTGCTGCAATGAGATTTGATTTCCCGGTGACTGACGATGAGATATCAGTGATGGCTGCAGAAATATCAGCAATTAGCAATGATTACTGGTATTGGTGCACATTTCGTGAATCGTACCTTACGTGCTTGTATGGAAATGAAGATGTCAATGATAAAACGTCAATGACATGGTTACCACATTCTAAGACATGTACTAAAATTATAGAGTTATGTGAACAATTTGTATTTCCCATGACAACTGTTCGCCCCCGTATTATTGTTATTCGCACTATCCCTGGTATGAAAATGACGTTGCATACAGATTGCTACGAAAATCAATTAAATACGTTAGAGCCAAAACTGCGACTTGTATTACAAGGTAGGGAGAAAAACATGCTATATTTTGTCAATGAGTTTGGTGAGCGTGTTTACATACCAAATACTTGGAGGGGCTATGTGATGTCTGGCGCTGCATTACATGGGATGGACAATGTGGAGACTGAAAAATTTACTCTTTGTTTTGGGGATCCATGGATCGGGGATAACTTAGACAATGTAGTATTTGAGAAATATATTTCAGAGCAGCATGAGTTGTATAAGTCTAGTAAAATTACCATATCTAGTTTAGGTGACGTAAATCATAAATCTGGGGTTAAAGACCCAACTACTGCTAAAATGATTTCTTGGGCTGATTACAATGCAAGTAAAAAAGATTGATCTGTCCTGCCCAGACTTATATAAATTTCGCAGAGAAATAATATGTGACGAACATAACGCATCTCTTGATTTTTTAAATAACATAATCCCACATTCTGCTATTTTAAACGAAGAAGTTTGGAAATTTAGCAAAAAAAAATGGGAATCTATTATGTTTGACAGCATGTTTGGTGTTTACATTGGTGATGATCTTGCTGCTATTAGCGGGGCAAAACGATACGGCAACAGCGGGGAATTTCTAAGAGTTGGCATGATGTATTATGTTTTGCGACGTTTTCGAAATATAGCAAGGAGTACATTATGGTCAGCTAACGGATTAATTGAGTCAGCCTTAAATTTTCATAAATTAGAATCTCCAGTGGATTATAGTTTTATATCTATTTACCCACACAATTCTAAGTTGTCTGCACTCTGTACAGTTATGTCTCAAAAAAGAAGATACGGTCAGTTAGGTAGTGGATCATCATTGCATGTAGATTTAATGAAACAGTACTCTGTTTTTGAACGGCCAATAATGTTTAACGGGGTCATGCAACATATATTATTTAAATCTGAGAATGGTACTACACCTAACATTTATTCCTTGGTTACTTCTTTAGAAACTAAATAATTACAACTATACTTAATACTATGACTAATTTATTCATGCCAACTCATACTAGAGTTAAAAATTTACAATGGTTATTGCACTTAGCAATTTTTCCAGCTATCTATTTTGGTACATGGCAATTGTGGCTAACTACGTTATGCATGTTTTGGGCAGTTCATGGCATTGGGTCTGGCATTGGGGCGCACAGATATTTTACTCATAAAACATTTACTACTAATAAGTTTTGGGAATTTGTGATGTCCTTCTTCTTTACAATAAGTTGCACTGGGTCAACAGTTGGGTATGTGTTAATGCATACTAAACATCATGCATTTTCAGACGGTGAAAATGATCCTCATAGCCCACACTTGCATTTTACAAAAACATGGTGGGGAATTTATGATAGGGAAAAACTACGGTTTGGCCATCGGTTATATGCTAGATTAGTTGGCAACCCAGTAATGAATTTTTTCCATACTTATTATTTTGCCATAATAGCTTGCTATGTGTTGATCCTGTTTTTGATTAACCCACTTCTTGTGATATATGCGTTCGCACTGCCAGCAGTGCTTCAATTTCAAGCAAACGCAGTGCTAATTGTGCTAGTTCATACTAAAAAGTGCATCAAAGTTGGTGGTACACGGGAATTTGACACTCCTGATTGTTCACATAATATTTGGTGGTTAAAGCCATTGCTGCTTGGGGAGGAGTTGCATAATAACCATCATGCAAATCCAGCAAGCATAACAAATAATTTTGGTAACGGAATACGTGATTTTGATCCACTGTTTTATGTAATTAAATACATCATTCGCGGGAACATAGTGGTAAGGGAAAAGCAATAAATCTTATTACTTGCTACAAGGAACCAAACCCCCATTTTCGTTCCTTGCACCACCAACAGTCGTCACAGTGGCTATACATAAATTTTTCATCGTAAGATTCACATGATCTGGTCAATTTGAATACAGTATCTAGTATTCCCAATACCTTATATGTTGCAGCAATATCTTTTTTATTAAAATTTGTAAAAGGTTTAATCATTTTTGACTCGTAGTCTATGATTTTTCTTTTAACTAACGGATTTCGCGAAGTTTGCTGAGTGTTTAACTTTGGTGATATAAAATCATTTGCAATATCTGCAGGAGGGTTTGCTGTAGATCCAGAGTAAGCAAACAATGACTCACCAGAAAGCAAACATTTACGATGTTGATCGTACAATCGATCATTGTCTTGTACATCACTATATTCAATTACATGAGATACATTTAAGTTTCCAGTTAAACTAACACATTTGTTAACAACATTAGATGATGAGATAGCGGCTGCACCGTAATTTAGAGATTTAGCTAATGTAAAAATATTAATTTTTGACTTATGGTGCATCATTAATATATACAGTAACAAAGAGCTATCTGCACCGCCCGAGCAGCTAATTGATATTGGGCCGTCAACAATGGGTATTTCTATATTGTTGATTGTAATGGTATACATATTTTTTCCTTTGGTATTTTGCTATCTGCGCTGCTTACACAGTTATTGCTTATGCATGTTGTTGGTTTATTAAACAAAGTAAACCCTGTTTCTATATTGCCAAGTGGCTCATCTTGGCAGCTATAACTTCGCTTAACACTGCCGTCGGGTTCTCGTATTATAATACTTTGATATCCAGCATTACATTTCCATCCTTTAAAACTGTTAAAGTTAAAGGCATTAAATCTTTCTGCTTGATCTATGTACCAAATTTTACCAGCTTTATCTTTCATTTCTATTTCCAATGATTGACTATGCCCAGTGGGTGGCAACGGCACAACTGCTGGCCTGCCATTCCATTTCCGTTTAATTGAAGTATACCCTTGTTGTGGCATTCCATTATGTAATATAGATAACTGCTCGTCGGAGTAACCGTCGACAACTTTGCTAGCAGTGGGGTCACTTTGTGGTTTAAGCGTGACATTAATACCTTGGTTATGAAAAAACAAAGCATTATCCCAATCACGAGCAAACCATTCAGGGACCATTACCATGTTAATTGTAACTTGTATATCATTTTCTTGACAAAAAATTAACTTGTCTGCAAAGTCTTGCATTTTTTCTAATGAATCTAAATGCTCAGTGTGCAAACTTGCAGTGACACTAGCACGATGAAATGCTTTAGCTATGCCAACGTATTTTTCAAACCATGCCATATTACGTGAACAGTTAGATGTCATATGGATGCTAGTATAATTTGTGTTTGTTACATCATCTGCCAAATATTTAAGTATGTCTAAATAACCAGGATGAAACGTTGGCTCACCGCCAGACAAACTAAAATGAAAACTATTAAACCCATTTGCTCTTGCTTGACGTTTAATTTCATCTATTGTTAACAAACATAACTCGGTGGGCCTGTGATCTTTTGTATTGCTTCGGGCATACGGCCAGCAATAACTGCACCTGTAATTGCAGTACCTGCCAAGTAGCCAGCTTACAGTAAACAAATCGCGATGAAGCATATTTTAATTAAATTGGACCTGAAGTAATAGCAAACCCGTTTAGGGCAAAAAGTTCTACATTTTTTAAATGCCATTGAATTAGATTACTCCTTACTGTATCGTCTGGCAGATTGTACAAATTTCTTAATGTGTTCTCTTTGAACAAATCAAAAAATGGGACACACGCTGCTTTTTCTATGTTACGGGGGGTTTGACTTGCTGGTATATTAAATTTACTCATACTAGAAATTTGTTCTATAATAAGATCTCTTAGGGGTTTAGAAGCAACATTAGTTAATTCGCTTACAGTATATTTACCTTGTTTGACAACATCAAACAAGAAAAAACAATGTACTAACGTGCAATTTTTGTTTATACCTATCAGTGGCAGCATAATTTTTTTAACAATATCGACAGTTGGTTTATTTTCAGCTAGACGTGATTCACAAATTCTTGCCCAATGTAACAGCCTACTTTCAGTTAGTTTTTCTGACGATAATTTAATGTACAAGCAAATCAGTGCATATACCTTTTCCTCAACTGTAGTGATTTGAATTTTAGTAGTGTTTGCTTTTGTATATACGTCTGATATTGACTCGTGTACCCTAACTAAAGCAGGGAGTTCGTGGCTATTCAAAAATTCATCTGCCTCGATGACTGATTTGTTAATATCTTCATTGACGTGCAAATGAAAATTTTTAATATTGTTACACAATGCTAAATCAGATGATTCAGTTGGTGTTGCCATATGCAACGCATTAAAAAATGTAGGGAGACGTATGATTGTACGATTTACTTCTGAATTAAAGGTACATTTCTGAGTTGGCAATTCTCTAAACGCAGAGCAATGAGAGGATATTTGCTGCGATAAAAATTCACCACCAGTGCCACCTGGATACATCAAAAACGCTAATTTATTTGAGTATATTAAGTTAATTATTTTGTCATTTATATTCATATTAGTTGACAGCTCTTGGTAACGAGTTAATAACAGAGTCAACGTAACATTGGCACTCGGTGTTAACTAACTTTTTTATTTCACTTAGTAATTGTATATTTCGGTTAGTGTACGTCTCAATTTCATTTTTTATAGACATTGAGTGGCTATACTGAGTATTTCTTGTAAAAAACAAATCAAAATAATCAATATAATTTACATTAATGTTGTACTTTTTTGCTAACAATTTTTCGTTAATTAAGTTAATATAAGAGTACCCTCGTGGTGACATAATAGCCAACGACGCAAAATTAATAAAATTATCAACAGTGAATTTTAACTTTTGAGAAATAGAATGAATAATAAACAGCCAAACAATTAAATTGTTTGGGTCAGTGAGTAGTGGAGACTTAAAGTGATTAACGAGCATTTTATTTACTATGCTGCCAGTTGACGGTTGTATTATTGACACCACCTGCGAGGGGGAAATTTTGGAATTTTCTATGGCTTTTGCAAGTGAGACTAATACCTTAGACGTCTGGTGAGATTTTGAATTAAAATCTGAATAGAAATTATTTTTAATTATTTGTAGTAAATCGCAAAATCTGTCACTTTGTTCAGTTAACGTAATATATATTACTTCGTCAATGTTAACAGTAAACACGTTGTAATATAACATAGGTAACCCATGACTCCCAAAAATGTCGTAATACCCATTTATTTTAACAGTTTCAGCCTCGACGGCAAATTGGTTGTATAGTATATCAATGTCTTCTAACGAAATTTTTGTTGTGTTTTGCTTCTTTCCAATTATACCAAAAAATTTATATTGGTACGTTGATTCAGAAATTCTAGGCATGTATTCATTGAACGTAGCATTACCCCTGCAAATTGGCGGATTATTAATTAGCTGTGGTAATAAAAAATTTCCACCGCACCCAGGGGAAAAAATTAACAACACTTTCCCAGTGACGGAAATATGTTTAAAATCTCGCCATAATGGGTGATCTGGAAATAAAGATAATAAATCAATCATGCGTAAAATCTTTAAAAATAGGGGCTACCTCTATTAATGACTGTCCTCTACTAGTATCTAACTTGGCCGTGTACTTACAAAAATTGTCCCATTGGGTATCAAACCAATGCTCACTGTTCATATACGTTACTACACCGTCTATTTTTTTTATATGTGAAAATTGCTGTAACAATTTTGTTGCATGCTGTTTTAACTCTTCTGGCAACGAACGTATATTAAGATAATCAGGATGATCAAGTATATTTAAATATATATTATGGTACCCAGATAATTCAAGGTATTCTAGTAGATTGTCTAAATATAATATATTGTATGCTTGCACAGTAACGTGGATTTGTAATGCAATTAGCTTCCCTAGTTCATTGAATATTTTTAAATTTTTGTCAATAGTATTCCAGTCTGACGGAAATCGAATGTAATGATTTAAATTGCCGACTGCATCTACGCTTGCATTGACTCGTATTAGTTTAAAATGTTTCCAATATTCAATCATTTTTCGTGGAATATTTGTCAAATTAGTGTTATATTTTAACGTAATATTTTTAGCGTGACCACTAAGAATTAACTTGTCAAATAATTTGTATTGACTAATTGCTAGCGTTGGCTCTCCGCCAGTTAAGTATATTTCTTCAATGCTGTCAGACAATTTTGCTAAATTGTCCCATATTATGGGGTTGTCTATCCATTGCATTTTCTTAAGTTTACTTAACTCAGCGGTTGGTGTAGTTGGATATATTAACTGCCATTCGTCGACCCACTGACTGCTTGCGTATGGATTGCACATTCTGCATTTGAGATTGCACAAATTTCCTAATCTTAAGTCAACATATTTAATATTCAGCGGTGGGGTGGTGGTAGTACAATCAGTAGGCCATTTTTCATTCCACGCTTGCCGTGCAGATTTAATACCAAGTGCTTCTTCACCAAAACATCTTGCACACATGGCAGGACGTTTCCCTTCAATGAATTCGTGCCGTAAGTTTACTAACGTTTCACTGTCCCAAAAGCTAAGAACGTCGTCGTCAGTTATATTATATGGGATACTACCATTACGATATATTAGATTCTTTCCTGGTGTGCTGTTGCAGCATACACGTAAATTACCTGCTGAATTTGTTGCCATATGCATCCATGGCAACACACATGTTGTATCACTCATTGAGTTTCCTAATAATAGATTGATTTAAGTCTGGTAGTAATTGTCGCCATGATTGAGTACACCCTTGCTCATGATCAAGAGTATCACTAAACTCCACAAATTCAGGTAGTAACGCAGTCATATCACCACCATTTAATGCATTAATTACGTCTATTGTGTATTTTTTTGCATTAGCTTTCCTGTCAGCAGTCCAATTTGGATGTATCTTAGAGTTAATTGAGTCTTTGTACGTTTCTAAAGTGTTAGTAAGCACCTTTTTAATGTCCAATGGCATTACGCGCATGTCTAAGAATTTTGGGTAGTTTACTAAATGAGATTGCACCCCTATGTCTAGTTGTTCTACAAACGCATCAAAAATTTCTGGCAAAGAAAATACGTTATACACTTGAAACGTACAACTACCCGCCATGTGTATGTTTTTGCAAGCATGTGCAGTTTTGATGTTATTTTGTAATGTTTTATAACTGCCTAGCTGTCTAACATATTCATACATCTCATTTACACCGTCAATGCTAATAATTAAGTCTATTCGTTTAAATTTGTCCCATAGTTCCTGAATTGGTTTTCCTTTAAAATCTAACTTAGTTAAATTTGTTGAATATTTCAAATTAATTTGATCTGCCCGTGGTAGAAGTTTTTCTAAGATACGATAATGAGTTGGGTCAATGATTGGTTCTCCTCCAGCAAATTCTATTCTATCAAAATACGGAAGTAACTCGTCAAATTCATCCCAAAATTTGTCGTTACCCTCCCAAGCATTTAAGAACGGTTTGATGTTAAGTTTCAACGAATGAACTTTAGTGTAAGTGCTTTCATTGTTGTCTTTCATTAAATGTGATATAGCTGGCCAATCTTTTGCCCAACTAGTGCTATCCAATGGGTGGCACATCCTGCATTTTAAGTTGCATAGATTACTAAGTTTAGCTTCAATGATTGGTATACGAAAAGGCATCGAGTAATCATCGTTTAATTCATCTAACCTATTAATATAATTAGGAAGTCTTGACACATTGTATCGTTGGCGCAAACTCCTTACCCCTATGTCTTCCTGGCGCCAGCATGCCTCGCATTCAACTGGACGTTCGTCATTTAACACCTTTCGCCTGATTTCTTTATATTGATCATTATTCCATATACTGCTCAATGGGCTGTTGTTAATATTTCCAATTGTATTACTTCGGCAGCATAATTTAACACTGCCGTCTGTTTTTGTAGCTACGTGCACAAATGGTAATATGCACATTGTTTTACTAGATAAGTTAGCTTTGGCCATCTGTGAACTTCTTTAGATATTGTTGGGCAGATGCCTGTTTAGTTTTTGTAATATTTAAACTTGCTGCACACACGCACCAAGTTCGTATACAGGTCACGGGTTCTGATGGTAGATTAAAACCAGTGAATACATTGCCTAATTTAGTTTGTTTGCACGATGCTGCATATACATCTCCGTTGTGGTCAATAAACAAACTTTCAATTCCAGACCAACATTGCCATCCTTGATATTGATTGTCACCACGTAATAGTATGTCATTCACGTTTTCGTGTAATTCAACAATGTCATTATCAATCTCAACAATTGAAATTACATTGTTAAACGGTGCTGTACTAGATGATTCTATTCTACGCATTGTATTCCCCTAAAGCTTTCAACTCCTCATCAGTATAATATGATGTGTCGTCATGAATAGGACCACCATCGCCAAATTTTAAAGTAGAAATTCCATTAAAAAATGGTCTAGCAATTTGATCTGGTTGCCCTTTAACGTAAGCTGGTCTGATACGTCTAATCACAGTAGTAATATTATGTGATTGAAATAAATCTATTACAAGTTTTGCGTCTGCGAACATTGAAGGTAACATCATCATATGAACATGCGTGTGAATATGGTGTGGTTGGCCTTTGGCAAAAGCAAAACAATCTATTATTTTACCGGGAAGAACGTCTGCCCCGTGATATTCCATATGATAACTAACAAGAAATGTACTAAGATATGGTATTATTTTTTTGTAAAACTCTACAGTTCTGCTGCCGTTTGTAGTAATTCCTACTTTTATCCCGCAACTGTGCATGTACTTAATAATCTCTTCTATGTCAGGGTTAACGCACGGCTCACCGCCAGTTAAACTTATTCTTATATCTTTATTTTTAGCTGATGCAATAATAGTATCAATGGTACGTTTGGCAATCTCAAATGGTAAGTGCTTGCTGTGATTATCGTGAGTAAATTCGTCGCAATAGCTACAGTTAAAATTACATCTTTTCCCTAAGTTCCATTCTATTCTCATGGCATTTCTTGACCATTTACTAGTGTGTTCTATTGCGATTGTTTTCATTTAAAATATGGTATTAGTTCAGGTATGACATGGGTTACATCTGTGTCTCGTATCTTATCTAAATCCTTGGTGAAATCAATGAATGTACTCCACGAGGATTTATCATATTCAGTAATTTCTAGGCTAGATTTAATGGTGTCAAGGTTGGAGTATGGATATTTATTAAGTTTCTCTCTTGCTAGAAACTTTAACTCAGGTGGCATGTTTTCTATGCTTAGGTAAGATGGGTTTGTAACCATACAGTCAAATTTTTGATTCTGTGCATTACTAAGGAACCTATCAACGTTTTTACGTTTTAATGAGTTGATCCAATCCATTATATTTGTCAAATTAAAAATATTGTAAATGCTTATAGTAGTGTTAAATGAACCTTGCAGGTTTTCAAAGGAATTAAAAAAGTGTAAATTATTTTCTAATTCGTCGAGAGTAATAATATTGCCCCCGCGAATGTATTCATATACTCCATCAGTGCCGTCCATACTAACATTTAATATTATTTTTTTAAAATGTGGCCATAGTTCCTTGAGAATGTTGGGGGTTTTTGTGCCGTTAGTTGTATATGCAATATTAATATTTTTTGACAACTTTTTTTTGATTAAATACTCAAGAAATACAAACATTTCTTCGTGCATTAACGGTTCGCCACCTTTAAAGTCTAATCTAACTAAGTTAGAGAAATATTCTGGTTTATTATCCATCAAATTAATTAATTGGTCCACATCGTTGAAATTTGGAGTTAAGTTGCTAACACTAGCTCCTCGCTTATATGGGTCATTTGGCATTTTTTTAGATATGCTGTCTAATAATGCTTCATCTTTAAACCAAGCTGTGCTACCCCAACTTCCGCACATTCTGCATTTAAGATTGCACTTATTAGAAAAATTAAAATCCATATGAAATAATTTAACCTCTGGGGACGCTGATGCTAAATTGACCTCTGACATATCTGAGTTTATGTATAGTTGGTCGTACCATTTTAATCTACTTGTGCCTAGCACAGATTCCCTAGTTTCACATACTTTGCACGGATCTGGCAATTGCTGATGTGTTATCATAAATTTCCGTAACGGAACCCACGAGTCCCATGCAGTTTTGATGAAGTCATCATCTTTAAGATGAGATTGTGGATATGACTTGCTAAGAAATACACAGCATGGTTTAACACCGCCTGTTGCAGCAACCGTCATTGCAGTCCATGGGGCAAAACATATTTTCTTAGGCAAGTCCATCTCGAGCCTTTAATAAAAAATCTTCTTTAATAATGTTTTCGTGGAACTTCCCAACGGGAAATTCTTTGGCGAACAACACTTGATTTTCGAGAAATGCGATAAGGTAATCTATATTTGATGTGTATTGTGACCAGGATGCAAATTGCATTGGGTCTGTTCTAATGTAATGTAATTGCTCTATTCCATTTAATAATTTTTCTTCGCCTGCCATAAATGCTATCAGACTCTGTGGGCTTGATACTATCTGCGAAAAATTAATATTAATTCTTCTATTAAATTTATGAGCAACTGTGCCAATCCATTCGTATAAAATTTGCATCCGATCTACATTGTATTTTAAGATAGTGGGATTAACATGTAGCCTATGTGATGGGGACAAGTGCTCAACCCAAAATTCGAATGATTCAACGAATTTGCTAAATTCATAATCCCTGATTTTAGTGTAGTTATCATTAATGTCATCTAAACTTATAGCAATAGTAATGTTATTCAACGAATTGATATATGCTAAAATATCAGGATTGGCAACTGTGCCATTGGTGGTAACAGAGAATTTAATATTTTTATTTTTTTGTATGGCAGCACGTATAAAATATTCTAATTTTTTGTCATAAAATGGCTCACCACCTTTAAACTCAATGAATTTGGTGTGCTCTGTAATTAAGGAAATTATTTGATCAATTTGGTCATACGATAGCGACCAGTTACCAGGTATTAAACTTTGCTGATTTCTATTAGGATTTCTATACACGTACCTGCTATCTCCTAAAAATTTTGTGTCAGTTGCCACCCATCTACTAGAAAATGCAGAGTTGCACATAATACATTTCTGATTACATAAGTTGCTTAGGCTAATATCCATATGCACAATTTTGTCATTGAATATATCCCCTACTACTCCGTCAAACATGGTTCGATATTTTATCCGCCTAGATATAAAATTTGCTTGTTCTCTCTCGACACAACTATTGCACTCTAGTGGCGGTATTCCTAAGTTACTTTGCGCAATCATTCTTTTTAAATTGTCATTTTTAATAGCTGCGTTAATGTTAGAAACGTTAGTTATACTAGCAGTGTTTTTACTGGTGCAGCAGCAAGGACTTATTCCACCTGTAGGAGTAATACACACACCTCCAGTCATTTCAACACAATCAAATATCATAATATGCTTTTAAGTAGAGGGAATGTCAACGGAAATTTATCAGTCCACCCACGTTGGGAATTAATTAATTGTAAATATTCCTTAGTTTCTGGCAATCTAGTAGACCAATCTTCAGAATTCATAAAATTAATTATTCCTTTAAATCGATTCATTCCGTACGGGGCAGTCATAAATGCATCTTTGGAAACATTAGCATCTTTTACCCCAGTGAATTTCTGCCAATTTTCGTCTATCCATGGGTAAAATTCGTGCTCATACTTATCACTTATGGTTTGTTTAATATGCCCAGGTAATACCTTAACATTTAATTGAGGTGGCCAATACGCAAAGTGCATATTTATACCGCCGGCTCCAAGTGGCCACGGCGATATTTTTTTAAACCCTTGCTGGACCTTCCATTGCACAAATTCTGGGATATAGCCTATGTTCAATGCCATAATAGTTGTTGCAGTGGTAATTTCCACATTGTCAGACGTTGAATCTAATAACCAAAACACTTCTTCTTGCCGGCTCCAATTACTAGGATACCGTATATAATCATTTTGCTCACCTAGTGCATCTATACTATAATGAAATCTAACTCGTTTAAATTCTGCCCATAAATCAAATAAGTCATCACGCCATTCAACTGCATTTGAATTATATCGTAATTCAATATTTTTAGCATACCCCTTTTTAATACATTCTTCTAACAAACTATAATGTTCGTCAATGATTAAACTTTCTCCACCTGCAAAATATAGTTGGTACAGATTTGGTATTTGCTCATTTAACTCATCCCAAAATTTTGGGTTATTTTTATGCCAATTATAACTTGCACCATGGTCTTGACCTTTGTTATTCCACTGACTTGTATTTTTTAATTTACTATTAGTAATTTGAGGATAAATTGTGTTCCATTCTTTAATCCAGCCAGAACTGTCGTGCGGGCTGCACATAACACATGCTAATTGGCATTTAGACCCCATTCGTAAATCGATATACCGTATAACTGGTGAAACACTACCATCAGTTGCAGTATCAGCTATTAGCTGATGTAGATCATAACGGTTCCCCCAATATTCAGTTTCCCAGTTTCGTTTACTTAAATGGCCTGCCTCTTCTTCTTTGTAGCATTTAATACAGCTTGCTGGTTTTTCACCTCTAATCATTGCAGTTCTAACATTTTTCATGTAGTCACTATTCCACGCATCGGCCAAGGACGTAGTGTTAAAATTAGTAGGTATTCCCATGCTGTTTTTTATGACTCCAACTTGCCCACCGCCCACTTTGATGTCACTGTCAGGATGTTGCACAGAACTTGCATTACTTGTGCAGCATGTTCTCATAGTTCCGTCAGGCCTGCTACTAAGGTGTAACCATGGCAATGCGCAAAATGTTTTTGATATATTACTCATAATGTTTAGCCAAGCTTTGCTGTAGTTCTGGGAAAGTCATTTTCCAATTGGTTTTGTGCATTTCGTCTAATTTCGATACGTTATCAAAAAACCATTGCATATCATTTTTTCTTTCTTGATATGAATTATCTTCCAAAAGTGCTATAAGATGAATTATGGACGATGCTACTGAATTATTTTCTTTGCTCCACTGTTTATACTTTCTTAATAATTCATCTTTAACTGATCGAGGTAATCCACGGCAGTCTAACCATGTTGGTTGATGCAATATTCTAACATGAAACTTATTAAGTTTTTTGCTAATTAAAAAATCAATGACGTTAGTAAATGTGAAAGAATTTAAAATGTGCCATGTCACAGAAAATGATATAGTAGTGTTAGCTAAATTCCATTCCTGCAATTTGGTTATATTTTTTTGAATAGTTGTCCATGAACTTAGATATCGCACGTATTCGTTTTGTTTATCGTAGTCGTCTAGACTTATTGACAGCAACACTTTTTTAAATTTCGACCAAATACCTTTCAATGCCGGTTTAACGGCCATTAAATTGGTATCATATTCAAGAGTAATTTGATTAGCGTAACCTGATTCTATTATCTTACTAAGAAATGTGTAATGCATGTCTAATAGAAGTGGCTCTCCACCAGTGAAATATATCTGTTTTAAAAACGGCAAGTGTTTGTCTATATTGTTCCAAAACACTTCACTTTCACTCCAGTTAAATTCTCCGTTGTCCCTATATCTACCATTCTCGTCTTTGACCAATTGAATTATTCTACCATTATCGTCAAATGTTGTGTTATCATTTAACTTTACATAAGTTTCGTACCATTGGGTACTTGATGCAGGATAACACGAAATACATCTAAGGTTGCATAGATTACCAAATCTTAGATCTAAATACGCAATTTCAACAGGAATAGTGCCGTCATCTAATGTAACTACTCTTGCTTTTTCTTCAGTCATTACATCTTTGAACGTTTTTAATCCAGCAAGTCTTCTACTAGCAGTGCCATTGTTTAATTTTTCTTTTAAAGAACATGTTTGGCATTCTGGTATTTTCTCTCCATTAAGTAATGATAATCGTATTTTCTTTAAGTACTCGGAATTTATTATATCATCAAAATTTGAAGTGCCTAAATTGTGAACGCTACTACCATCGGCAATGGCTCCGCCATTGGGGCCTACTGACGAAAGGCAGCATAATCTAGCTGATCCAGTGGGTGTAGAATTTATGCTTATCCACGGCAATACGCAAAACGTACTAGGCTTGTTATTTGTAGTCATTGATTTAATTAACTGGTCTGCTATCTGTCTGTCGCAGCCTTAATAATTTCTCCTTGACAATATTTATGTATTTTTAGCTTGTTAAAAATAAAAATATCAAGGTTCATTATTTGGTAAATATAAAATAGGAGAACTTCACTTATTATGATATTAGATTTTACATTTTTATTAAAGTCGCCTGGCGACATTGTGTTTAAGAATTCTGGTGGGCCAGACTGCGCTATTCTTATGCACTATGCAGCAAAATTTGTAAGTGAGCACAAATTAAATACAAAGTTCTATCATGTCACAGTTGACACTAGAACGAAATTTTTTTATGCCAAACATGCTAAACTAGTAATTCAATATATTTTTGACACTTTTGGCATTGCTTGTGCAGAGCATGCAATTGCATCTGACGTAGAGGTAACTGAAATCTTCGACACTAATGGAATGTCAGTGATATATGGATATAAAGAAGGGCAACGAAAGTTGATTAATGATTTACGTTCAAAATATCCTAATATTAAGTACGAAATATGCGGGGTGTCAAACATGCTCCCAAGTGACATCTTAGCTAACGAAAAGAAAGCTACACCTGAACTAGCTAAAATATCTAGCACTAGAGATATTCAGCGTACTGGAGCGTTAGTGCATAAAGAAATGACAAAAGAGTCTGATGCTGATTATTGGTATTATCAACCGTTAGTTAATTTAGATAAGCGTGATGTTAAACAGTTATATGATGCTGCTGGCTGCATTGACACTTTATTTCCGTTAACTAGATCATGTGAAGTATCTACAAATTGGTTATGTTACCCTCAAGTTGAATCAGCTCATTGTGGTCAGTGTTCATTTTGTTTTGAACGTAAATATGTGTTTGGTACATTGTAATTACCGGAATTGATCATTAAATGCGTCAAACTCAGAGCCACATTTGTTAGCACAAACTGACAACTTACCGTCTTTGACACTTGCTTTGTCCCAACTTAGTTGAATGCTGCTGAGTAACGGTGAATGGTCAATTATATATTCTAACGACTTTACTTTTGCATTAATTTGCTCTATACCGCCTGCAATATGATTCCATATTTGCTCTACTTTTGGATCTGCATGCCACCATTTGTACATTCTGCCAGCAGTCCAGCAACACGGCATTAATAGTCCTTCAGCAGTAATAAAAATACTTTTATCCAACATAACTTTGCACTCTATTTTGCATGAATCGTAGTACGCAGTCATGCTACCATATTTTTTAATTAATGCTTGCTCTTTTTCAGTCGCAGCATTAAGAAATTGTGTGCTAGGTTTTTTTAACATCCACGTCACTACACCTTTTTTGTTTACCGCTTGGTGTGCATCTTTACCAGTATGTGTATTGGTGCTAAAGAATCTTCCAGTTTTCTTTTTAGTAAATTTTTCAAAACCCCATTTTTTACTTAGTTCTTCGGCCTCATCGACTTGATGTTGATTGTGGTCAAACACAATAAAATCCCATTTTGCACGTCCACCAGCTTCGATGAAACTATGCATACTATTTTCTACTTTATCCCAATTAACATTCTGCCTATAAATATGATTAGTATCCCGTAGCCCATCTACACTAAAAATTACAGAGCCATGTTTACCAAAAACTGTTGCCAACTCTGCCCACCACGAAGAATTTCTTGCGCCTGCATTGGTGTTCATTCCAAGGTATATTTTTGGATTATTCTTGCGAAAATAGCGGAAAACTTCTAATGTATCAGCTGCTGCTATTGGATCGCCAAGATTCCCACACATATACATAGTATCTAATTGTGCAATAAAATTCGGTGGAAATATTTTCATGCAATCTGCCAATGTTAACTCTGCCCCAGTCATATGTTTATTGGGGGCCCCGCCATTTTCGTTACGATCGCACATTGGGCATGCAGCTTGACATGCCTGCGTTATTTCAAGATGAACTGTTTTGATTTCTGAATATTTATACATTAGGCATTACAAATGTTATTTCTTTACCGGGGCCAACTTTACTAGGGAGGTCACCAAACTGTTCTATGTACCAGTTAATAACTGCTTTATACCATAGGCTACTATTATGAATTGCAAGTTTATTAAATTGACTAATGTTGTTGTTCGATGCGACCATGCATGATAAGGCTCTTGCTGATTCAAGTTGAAGCTCGCGCAAGGTAAGAGTATCTAAATCGATCATTTTACACCTATCCTCATAAACCGCGTAAACTTCGGCATTTCCTTTTCACCCTCATACAACACGGATGTCAAAGGCGTCTGATCTGCAAAATCTATTAGCGACGCGACACAATTAACGTGCCCGTGTATGTCAAATCCATTATTTGTTTGCAGTGCTACTAGTTTTCCCGTGGGTATTAAATCCCACCATGCTTTAAAATTTTCTATATGCTCACAGCTTGTGTTTATAATAGTATTAGGTGTTACAGTTATGTCTACTGTAGTGCCGTTTGATCTAATGACAGTAAGAGGTTGCATTGAATAATTTATGTCGCGTATGTCCATGGTGAATGCTAAAAATTTCCATCCGTCCATTAATAATTTTCTATGTATAATTTCAGCTGGTTTTTTACAAGAGTGGTCTATGTCAAAACTTATACATTGCGCATATGATAGGCGTTGATCAAAAAGTAAAGTTGCAAACCATCCGCCGCACAAGAATATTGTACCTAAATCTATACCTTTAAGATTGTCGGCTAACCATTGTTTACTAATTAACTGACCGTCACTTAGCGCATCTGCGAGTGGTCCTACAGACGTTGGATAACTAACTGCAATTTTAGCGATTTGCGAGCTAATGTTACTTACTGATTCTGGGTGAATCTCGGCAAGTTTAGCAAGTTGTGCTATTATTTGAATAAGGCTAGTTTGCATTAAATTGCTCCTTTAACCAACCAAAATTGTTAATCATTTTTAACGCATTAACATTGCCAATGTTTTCTTGCCCGTACTTTTGACCAGCCTTGGCACCACGTAAGCAGGCATCGTTAAACGGATGATCACTTACGCAAGTAGTCCATACGTTTAGCCTATCTAAGGTTTCAGACGAGACTTGCCGGTCAATGATTTGGCTTGCTAACTTGCAACATTCTCTAAATGCACTACGCCACGTGCTAAATTCATCTGTCGCAAAGTTTGTAACGCTAGCTAACTCCATTACTGGTTTGTATTTTAAACTTATACTAGTGGTCATATCAGCAGTGCTAGTGTTCATATTTTTAGTAAGCAATCTAGGTAACAACTTAATTCCGCCGTACCCATATATAAGCCCGTTCACTGGATTTTTCGCACGCCATACGTGAACTGTATCTTGCTTTGAAGTTGGGACAATGTAGTCAAAATCAAAGTTGCCCACTATTGTTGCATCACCGTCTACTACCCAAAACATGTCTGTGACACATTTTTCAGCAGCTTGTTTGTGGGCATTATGAATTCCTTTAACACCGTCTACCCTTACTGCTCGTGGAAATTTACGTGACAATAATTCCCAATTTTGATCTGCGTTAGCCTCGCCATATGTTATCATTACTATGTCATACACATTGGATGGGGTTGATGTCACAACTGGTAGCTGTCTATTCGTGTTTACATTAAACCGTTTGAAGAACTCACTTTGGGTGCTAGTTAATACATCCTCGATTGGCAATAACTTACTTAACAGTTTTCCGTATTTAAAAATTTCACAATCAACTTGCAATTCTGATAAATTTGCTACCTCATTAGCCCACAGCAACGTTAAATAGTCAAAATCTCTAACATTTATGTAATCCCAATCAGTGCATTGTGTCATATAGCAGCCTTGCCTTGCACCCAGGATAGCCCATTTCCCGTTTGCAGTGTCAGCACCAACCATCATCCATACAAGTAGTCGATTTACATTGCCTTTAAACAAAGTATTCATGTCACTGACACGCACACCTTGGTCTAAGCACATTTTAACACCTTCTCTAAATCCAGCCCTCCACGCTTGCAAAGGAGTTATGTTATTAACTGTCGTTGAATAGCATGTATCAAATGCAATGTAATTAATATCCCAGCAAAAATCAACTTGAGCACGAATATTGCTAGGGTCAGCATGCTCGTGAGTTTTCATGTTTAACACTAGTTCTTTTGGCCAGCATTTAACCCCGCCATTACCATACAGTAGTCCATTTATTGTGTTTAAACTTGGCCACGAAAATACAGTTTTGTTTAGATCAATGTCATCTGCCAATTCTACAGTCTGCATTAATATTGCTTCATCAATGACATTGTCGCCGTCAATTGTTAAGAACCTTGGTGTAGTTGCTAACTTAGCTGCTTCTTTATGCGCAGCATCGGATCCTTTAACTCCATGTATTCTTTTTGCAGATGGAATTTTTGTTTTTAAGTCAGCCCAGTTTGATTCTGCATTTGGCTCGTCATAACTTATGAAAATTACGTCGTAGTGTTGAATTGATATTTTGCTCATATGGTGTATTAAATATTTATGAAGTGTGGTGTGGTTACATTTAAATGTAATTCAATCAGTTTTCTTGCGTTATCTTATTGTATATGTTACAGTACAATACTACAACTTAAAAGGTAAATATGTTCTTTAACTCTAAACCAAAACCATTGCAATATCAAGCTGATGTGCCAAAACCATACAAGTCGATGGCAAATTCTTTTATCGCAGAAGATGTTGAGGCATCAAACAAAGCATTTGGTAATGATAGGTTTCACATGATTATTGTTGCTGCTCAACGCATGCGAGATTTACAACGAGGTGACTTACCAATGGTACCAACCAAAAGCAAACCGGCTGTCACTGCATTGCTTGAAATTGCTGCTGGCAAAGTGACCAAACACTATACACTAAAAACACGTAAGTAAACAGCATAAATATTCGTTTATAAGCGAAGATATATGCCAATTTCAAAAAAAACAGTGTTTGACCAACATGCATCTATATCTGTAATGTTAACAGATATAGTAAAAAAACTTGACACCCCACCGCATTTGCTGTTAGTGGATCTTGCAAGGCTTATTCATGCGACGAGGCATCACTTCGCTGACGAAGAAACTATGATGTTGACTCATCAATACTTTGATTATGCTGGGCAAATGATAGCACATGCTAAGTTTTTGAAACTACTTGACAGCATATATGCGGCTGCGATTGACGATCCAAGAATTATACCACACAGAGTTGGACTAATTGCAGATGCAATTTTAAGTCACATTAAACTAGAAGAACCATTGTTTGACATAGAAATTTCAAATGACAAAGATAATCAAATTGACAACTGAAGAGACTGCTAAATTTAAGCAATTTCAGAAAAAACATTTTAAGAAATGTAATAGCGTAGTTAAATTGGTTATATCGCAATCTGGAATTGGGCAAGTGGTAGAAGTAGTTTGCCCTATGTGCAACAAAACAAAAAATATCACAGATTACTCAGTTTGGTGATTGACTGTACTTACTATAAGTAGTACAATTAAGCTATGGAAAAGGACAAAGATTCTTTTAATGTTGTAACTAAATTAGTATTGGATAAATCATGAGAAAAGGTGAAATGCTATCGAAAATGTTAGTTATTGCAACTAATGCTCATGCTGGGCAATTTGACAAAAGTGGAGCACCGTATATTTTGCATCCGCTTAAAGTTATGCATTATCTCAAAACTGATGATGAAGAATTAGAGTGCATGGCACTAGGGCATGATCTATTTGAGGATACTACTGTTACTAAGCAGCAACTTCGTGACGCAGGGTTTTCAGAACGAGTAATCATTGGCATTGCGTCAGTTACTAAAATGCCAGGGGAATCTGAAGCAGAATACAAAGCAAAAGTGATAGCTAATCCAGACGCTATTGAAGTTAAAATGTCAGATTTGCGACACAATAGTGATATTAGGCGCATTAAAGGCATTACAGACAAGGATATTGCGCGTACAGTTAAGTATCATAAATTTTTTGAAGAATTGAAAGATGCCAAACGGCATACAAACAGATAAATAAGTAAGCACATAACGCAGGGTTGGCATATTGGTTGTGTCCTAGCCTTCCAAGCTAGTCAAAGGAGTTCGATTCTCCTACCCTGCTCCAAAATTTAAAAAGAAAGGAAGAAGCGTGAACAAGTATCCACTCGTTTTGACGCTTGACTCAGCAGGCCACCCACAAAGATGGTCAACCTGGGAAGAAGGCGTCTGTTATAAAGTTAAAGACCTAATTGCATGGTCGCTCGGTGATGAAACTATTTACCGTGGCGGACATTCGCGGATGACTGGTTTGCAATCAACAGTGTCCGTGCCTTCTATTGTTGCTATCCGTAACATGGGCAAAACAAAGACTCGCAGCGTTCCGTTGACGAATCGTAATTTGTTTGGCCGTGATCGCAATACGTGTGCATACTGTGGTGTGCATGTGGCAGATCATGTTGCAACACGAGACCACATTATGCCAGTGTCACGTGGTGGCTCAAACACATGGATGAACTGTGTCACGGCGTGCAAACAATGCAACAACCATAAGGACTGCATGACGCTTAAAGAAGCTCATATGGAACTATTGTATGCACCGTATATTCCAGATCGTGCTGAAGCATTGATACTGTCTAACCGCAGCATCCTTGCTGATCAAATGGAATTCTTAATGGCTCATTTGCCAAAGCATTCAAGAGCCCGACCTCACTAACTACTCCGTTGCCGGCCTTTGTTTTAACTAGCACTGGCCGGTTTTTTATGATATAAATACACAATGAAAATAATTTACTTACATGGTTTTGCAAGCACTGGCACTGGAAATAAGAGTAACGCACCTGATTTGCCAATTGATCCTGATGCAGTTGAAGAATTAGTTGATTCTATTGTCCGTGAAGCCAACGATGACATTATATTTGTTGGTACAAGCTTGGGCGGATTTTGGTCAAACTATTTCGCTCATAAATGGAATATGCCTTGTGTTATCGTCAATCCAAGTGTAAGCCCAAGTAAAATAATGTGGGAACGTGCTGGCGGCACTTTTAAAAATTATGTTACTGGTGCATTATTTCAAATTCTTGAAGTGTTTGCTGAAAAATTTGAAGTGCGTGAAAAGTTTATTGCTGAAAATTATGATGGTGATTTAATAAATGTGTTTTTGGCAAAAGACGACGAAATTATTCCGTATGAAACTTCAATTGTTGCATTACCAGATTGTGCATCATTTACTGTTACTGAAGATGGCGGGCATAGATACGATGTTCGTTGGGATCAAGTAGTTATTAAGGTTGTTGACCTATCTACTCAAAATCAATGACTATTATAAATATGTTTGCTATAATTACTTCACAAGATGGGCTGTTGGTATAGATGGGAACACAGTAGCTTTGCAAGCTTCAGTCCCCGGTTCGATCCCGGGACGGTCCACCAAGTAATTTTAAACAACCAAGGAAATGATATGACAACACGTAGAGTATTCATGATGGCTTCTATTACTGGCATTAGCGCAATTGCTGGAGTAGCGTTTGCAGCAATGCCAATGGTTGCTGATACTGATGCAGCAGCCAAAGGGCTTGGGTATGCAGCAGATTCTACAAAAGTAGATGCTAAAAAATTCCCTAAACATGCTCCAACGCAAACGTGTGCTAATTGCGCACTGTATCAAGGTAAAGCCACCGACACTGCTGGGGGATGCCCATTGTTTGCTGGAAAGCAAGTTGCTGGCAAAGGTTGGTGCAGTGCATGGGCAAAAAAAGTTTAACACCAGCCGGCGTTATATAAATAAGTTTACGCCCGATTAGCTCAGGGGTAGAGCAACCGCCTTGTAAGCGGTAGGCCGTCTGTTCGAATCAGACATTGGGCACCATTTAAATTTAGATACTATGAGCAAAGGCAGCACACCAAGACCATTGAGCGTTCCAAAAGAAAAGTTCAATGATAATTTTGATAAAATTTTTGGAAAGAAAAAAGAACAGGCACAACAGCCTATTCAGCCAAAATGATTTTAGAAGACATAAAAGAATGTTATACTTCACTTAGTGAAGTAGGCGATTCTAAAATTGCAGTAGTCGTTGCTACACTGTTAGCTGTGGTGGTAGTTATTCCGCTAGCTCACTTGTATTGGTGGGTTGACCGTCGTAGGGAATTAAGAGAAGCAAGAAAGGAACAATAATATGTGGCAATATTGCGAAAAACGCGCACACGACAGCATTTGATGGGTATTTTGTAGACCAGTGCTAAATACTGTACTGGGGTCTACTATGAAACTTTACAAATGTATTGAGTGCGGAAAAGAAAATTTGTGGGGACGAAGCAAAACTAACAAGTTTTGTGACAATCGTTGCCAAGGTAATTGGCAGTGGAAAAATGTCACTATACCAAGAATTGAGGCAGGGGAGTGTACCCATAATTCAGCGTTAGTATTAAAGAGGTATTTGGTAGAAAAGTTCGGGGAAGTTTGTTCTGATTGTGGACAAACTAATAGTTGGAATAATAAACCATTAGTGTTACAATTAGATCATATTGATGGAGATAGCGATAACAACTTCCCCAACAACGTGCGATTAATATGTCCAAATTGTCATACACAAACTGACAATTTTGGCAGTAAAGGCAAGGGTAGTAGGTACAAAAAAGTATCTAAGAGAAATACATATTTGCAAGAATATAAGGGCGGTTAGCTCAGGGGTAGAGCAGTGGTTTTACACGCCGAAGGTCGGGAGTTCGAAACTCTCACCGCCCACCAAGTTTTTAACACAAAGAAAGAGAAAAATGACAGAAAAAGTACCAGGCGTAAATTTGGAAACTCGTATGAAATGTGCCAAAGGCACAAAGATGTCCAAGCGAACAAAGACAATTGGGGCATTGATTGGTTTTGCATCTCACGCTGACCGCAAGCAATACATGAAGTTGCTTGCAAAAACTCAGCATGAAGCAGATTTGCAAGCAAAAACAGCTAAACGAGTATCTTCAGGGCCAGCAAGTCCTGGCGGTGTTCGCAACCTGCGACCAGGTGAAGCATCAACAGCAGAATAAAATATTCTGTTAAATTTATAATAGGGCATTACTGCCCTATTATTTTGATAAATAAAAGAGCAACAATTCAAAGCAGGATGTGAACCTTTTAGGCTACACTACCTAGTTGACGATACACTCTGGCATGCAATGTGCCTAATGTGAACAGAACGCTACTGAAATTGTACATAACACATTTGTATAATAAAGGAGGCCTTATGGCAACACAAATCGGGATAGTTAAAGAAATTACTGGCGAAGTTATCGCTAAACAAAAAGACGGCTCTGTTCGCATATTGCATAAAAATGATGCAGTGTATGAGGGTGAATTAATCGTTGCCCGCAATGGCGGGATTGTGACTATTATTGACATAAACAATCAACCAATTGAAGTCACTGATAAATGTGCGTTTTTGCTTGACTCAGCAATAATAGAATCTATTGATCCGTTAGAAGCATCTGTACATTCTACGACTGCGCCGTTAGCAAAAACAATTATTAGTCAACTTGATTTTGACAAAATTGATTTCGACAATCTTGATAAATTAGATTTTAGCAAATTAGATCTAAATAATTTAGAGGCAACTGCTGCTGGTGTTACTAGCGGTAGTGTTGAGGAAGATGGCAGCAATTTTATTGTACTTGGTAGAATTTTAGAGCCAGTTGACCCATTGTCATACGAATATTCATACTTGCCTCTTAATACTCCAGCAAGCGATGGCGAAATTAGTATTGCGTATCTATTAGAACCTCAACCGTTTTTAACGCCGACTCCTACACCTACACCTGAGCCGACACCGACACCTACACCGACACCTACACCTACTCCTACACCTGAGCCGACACCTACACCTACACCTACTCCTACACC